CAAACATAGGAGATAACAAATTATGTCAGGTTAGGATAATCCCTCAAGCTACATGCTATGTGGTTGAGGTTATTTATGAGAAGAAGGAACATAATTTAAATCTTGATAAGGATAATGTTTTTTCGATTGATTTGGGATTGAATAATTTATGTACATGTATAAGCAATGTAGGTATCAAGCCTTTCATTGTAAACGGAAAGATTATGAAGTCCTTCAATCAGTGGTACAACAAGAGGAAAGCTAGGTTGATGTCATATATTGGAGATAAGGGAACTTCAAGGAGATTAAGACAGTTAAACAATCATAGGAATTTTTGGATTGAAGATCATATCCACAAGGTCAGTAGATATATTGTTAACCATTGTATCGATAACAATATCGGAAATCTTGTTGTGGGTTTGAATAAAGGATGGAAGAATGGAGTAAATCTAGGGAAGAGGATAAACCAGAAGTTCGTTGAGATTCCATTCTCAAAACTTGTTGAAAAGATATCCTATAAGTGCAAGTTGGTTGGAATAGACTTTCAAGTCCACGAGGAATCCTATACCTCCAAAGTAGATCATCTGGCTTTTGAGAAATTATGTAAGCATGATGTTTATCTTGGCAAAAGAAAGAAACGTGGATTGTTCCAAAGCTCTATCGGAAAGCTGCTAAATGCTGACATCAATGGAGCTATCGGAATTGGCAGAAAAGTATTCGGTGATTCTTACATAAGTGGGATAATCGATAGTGGGTTAGCGTTTAACCCGGTTAGAGTAAACATTTTGTGATATGAATGTGAATTTAATAAATAAAATTTAAAATTTTAATAACGTGGTAAAAGAGGATTTTAGAAATGAAAACGACCTCCTTCGTCATATTATGACGGTGGATAAAAACGTGGAGCAGGGTCGTGCCTTGAAAAAGATTTTCACCACTAGGGAGAATCTGTTCATTACCGGTAGAGCTGGTAGTGGTAAAAGTACGTTCATGAGACGTATCGTAAAGTTCTTGGGTAAGTGCGTTATCGTAGCCCCGACTGGAGTAGCGGCTTTGAATGCCGGTGGACAGACCATCCATTCGTTCTTCTCTATAAAGAACGATCCTTACATTCCTTCTATCGAGAGAGGCATGTTATCGAATAAGGTGGATGTAAGTCCGTTTATGAAGAAGAAGATCAAGAATCTTGATACTATCGTTATCGACGAGATCAGTATGGTAAGGCCTGATTTACTTGATGAGGTAGCTGACGTACTTAGACAATGCAGGCGTAGCAAGGAGCCTTTCGGTGGAGTTAGGTTGATTATGTTTGGAGATCTATCACAACTACCTCCTGTGGTGACGGCGGATGATTTTATCGATAGGTATTATGAGAGCCGGTTCTTTTTCTCATCTAAGGCATTAAGAGCCTCAGGATTCTCGGTCATTACCTTCGAGAACGTGTTCCGTCAAAAAGATCCTCAGCTTCTTTCCGTACTTGAGGATATAAGATGTGGGGTTATTACCGATGAGTCAAGACAGATATTGGATAGTAGGGTCAAGTATCCGGATAATATGGATAATACTATAATTATATGCTCAACTAACAAAGAAGCTTATGAGATAAATAAGACTAATCTTGATAAGATAAATAATAAGGTGTTTAAGTTCGATGCTACCGTATTCGGGGAGAAGCCTGTAGCTCCCTGTGAGGATGAGCTTATAGTAAAGGTAGGAGCTAAGGTCATAATAACTAGAAACGGCAATGGATATGTCAATGGTTCGATGGGTATCATAACCAGCATAGATACTGTTGATGAGACGATATATGTTCATCTAGATAACGATACTGATGTAGAGATAACCAAAGAGAAGTGGGAGAAGATAAAGTACAAGCAGGTGGATGATTCTCTTGAAGGCATTTCTTGCGGCTATATAATACAATACCCATTGAGGTTAGGATACGCCATAACTGTCCATAAGTCCCAGGGAATGACTTTAGATAATATATTTGTAGACATCAGCAGAGCCTTCGAGATAGGACAGATATATACCGCTCTTTCAAGATGTAGGTCAATAGACGGTCTTTATCTAAAATCAGTGCCTAAGGAAGATATGGTACTGCTAAGCGATAAGATATCTGACTTCATAGATAAGGTGGATGAGAATGATGGTGTTTTGAATCCGGAAAAGATATCTGACATCGGTAAGGATATGATAAAGAAGCAACAGGATTTATTTAACTTTGAGGAATTTGGATTATAATGGCTAAGAAAGAACTTTTTTCAGACGTAGATGAATTAGTATCATCTTTAAATAAAGAGCTTGGAGAAGGCTCGATAATGAACTTCGGCGATGATAAGCCTATAATATCCATACCAAGGGAAAGCACTGGTTCGCTGGTGGTAGACAAGGCTCTCGGCGGCGGATGGGCGGTAGGCCGGATCCATGAGTTGGTCGGCATGGAATCTTGTGGAAAGACCATGATGTGTACATTAAGTATGATCGAGTTCCAGAAAAAGCACCCCGATAAGCTGGTAGCTATAATAGACGTGGAGAATGCTTTTGATATCGAATACGCCAAGAAGATGGGATTGGACGTTAACCGGTTCCTTATTTCCCAGCCAAGCTACGGGGAATTGGCTATTGACATCACAGCCAAGCTGGTGGAGTCCGGCAAGGTAGGCTTTATTGTCGTGGATTCCGTGGCGAACTTGGTTCCGAAGAAGGAGATCGAGGGTGATATGGAAGATAGCAACATGGGATTACAAGCCCGGTTGATGTCAAAAGCCATGAGAGTTCTTACCGGGATCGTAAACAAAAGCGATTGTGTTCTGGTATTCATCAACCAGTATCGGGAGAAGATCGGTGTAATATACGGCGATCCGAAGGTAACAACCGGTGGTAACGCCCTTAAATTCTATGCCTCTATCCGTATGGAGATGTCAAGGAAGAAGGTTATTGTAGGAGAAGATGGCTCTTCTATCGGTCATGAGGTTCGGATAAAGGTATTGAAGAACAAGACAGCTATACCTTTCCAGATAGCAGAGACAGCATTGTATTATGGCGTAGGATTTGACAAGGAGCTTGAACTTTTGAAGTTATGTGAGGAAACCGGTATCTTTACCCGTAAAGGATCATGGTACTGGTACGGGGATGTCCGGGTAGGAAATGGAGTTGATAATACGTTAAGTATCATGAGAGACAACTACGAGTTGTGTCAAGAGTTAAGAACTAAATTGAATTTGTAATCATGGCAATAGGAGTAAAATTTGTAGACGTAATACCATCCAGCGTAGAGAACGCTGTCGAGGTTAAGAATGGGGATGTAAAGAACTATCTGTTCGTAGGTATTCCCATGAGTGAATTTATCGGGAAGAGATATGAGTATGAGGGATTCATATACATGTGCCTACAGGGTGTCACCGGTGGTACGGAACTTGGCGGAGATATAGCCATAGCCGTATTAAGACCGGTTCGACCAGCGACAGGACAAGCTTCTTATCATTTGGTGTCGTATACGCCTCTTACGTATACAAGATCTGATGTAGCAATATTACTTCGCAATGGCGATTTTAAGGTTGTTAAACGAGACGATTGTAATCTTATCTAATATGGGAATATATATTTCTATAAAATCGACAGTAAACGCATTCAGGTACGGTATTGATCCTGTACCTGTATGGTTTCATAAAATATCTCATAAGGCAAAAAGAGATTGATGTTATGGTTGACGGTAATAAGGTAAAGGCTTTGGATATAAGCTTAGAAAATGGAGTTTTACGGGCTTTTTACGGATATTACATAGGTCTGTATCCAGATAACTCTATACAGGTGTTTAGACCGGAGGATTTTCACTCATTATATACTTTGAAAATATGAACATAGCGATAGGAATAGATCCAGGTATAGATACTGGAGGATTAGCCATGATCCCGGAGAATGGAGATATTAAGGTGATTATGACCCCAAGGATATCGGCTAATGGGGATATAGATCTTAGGGCTATATCAAGTCTCCTTCTTGATGCCGCTGACAAGATCCAAAAAGAAGGCGGTGGTGTGCTGGCGATCGCCGTGGAGGATGTCCACAGCATCCACAACAGCTCGGCTGCCAGCAACTTCTCCTTTGGTGGCCGTCGCAGGGAACCGAACGCACTTTTCGCTATGATGGTGGAGATGATGGAACGATACGACTCGCATCCAGATGTTAGGTTCATGTTCGAGGAGGTACAACCAAAGACATGGCAGAAGGAAATTCATACGACAGCCGATCGGGTGTATTCGGCGGCTAAGTTAGACACGAAGGCTACATCCATCCGATGCGCCATGCGCCTTTTCCCTTTGGTCTCTTTCGTGAAACCATGGTCAGGAAAAGGAGTACAACCTACTAAGATACAAGACGGAATGTGTGACGCTACGCTTATAGCCGAGTATATTAGACGTAAGTTTAAATTATTTTAATACTATTAAGTATTTATTATATTTGTATTAATATAATTATGATTACATTTGCAATGTCATGTAAAGTTGTTTTTTATGTTACTAAAATGCTTGTCGAAATCATTAAATGAGAAGTTAAGTAAATTAGAGTTGGTTGTTAAAAACGCCGGATCTAATTCACTTTATAAGGATATTAAAATAGATGTTGTCAATAATCTGGCTTATCTCACTTCCGTAAATGCCAAGGTATGTCTTATAGAGCGATTGGAGGTAGAATCTGATTCTAATTTCTCTTTCTTGGTAGAGGCAAGCTCTTTTATTAAATTCATAAAAAAGCAGAAGAATTGTGAGATTAGGATACTGCTTTCTGATAACAAAGATCAGGTTACTATATATTACGCTTCAGGTGAGTATAGTTGTCCTGCTTTTGATGTTAATGCATTTCCTCAAGTGTATCAGATTCCAAATGGAGGAATACAGGTTAAGATGAGTGATTATGTATCGGTTCTTAATAAGGCTAGTGACTATACGGAGATAGATGATTTTTATCCATGCATTGAGAATGTGGTTATCGATATTGATGATATTAATATTAATATAGTTAGTACTGATAGAAATACTATTTATAGGTATTTCATCCCTAATCAGAATAAGGTAGAGAAGATGTTTATCCCAGTATCAAATGAATCAGCGATATTGCTTGATAAGCATATAGATAAGTCATCAGATATGCTTTCTATAAAAGTAGATGATACTAAGACCTATTTCTCTACCCCTGATATGAATATGTATGAAACCCATTTTGAGGGAAATTACCCTAATTGGAGGTTTGTGGACGAGCATTTTGTCAAAACAAGTACCTATGTCTTTGATAAGGATTTACTCGTCCAGGCCCTCCAAAATAATATTAAGGTAAATGAGTTTGATCATTGTAAGTTGATATTTACGGATAAAGGGTGTGGTATTATGTCAGAAAATCCATCTTCCGGGAAATCATGCAAAGAAAAACTTACTTCTTTGTCTCATTATGGGGAAGATATTATATGCAACGTTTTATGTGGAAGATATCTAGGTATTGTAAAAAACATCTCATGTAATAGAGTAGTTATCGAGCATGATCATAAATCTCATTTCAATAAGATTTATGGAGAAGATAATAAGAATGAGTATTTCTTGTCATCATCAGTTATTGTTTAATGTTTAAAAATTATATAAAATGGGTATTCGTGAAAATTCGTTAGGAGGTAATAACCACTACTTTAAGGTAAGTGGTGGTGGAGTTCTTTATCAATCATCCAAGGAGCCTAAGGAAGGTTATGAAGAGCATGTAAATGATAAGACCGGGGCTGTATCTTACTGGAAAGTGTTCTGGAATGGTATAGAAGGTTATTTATCAGATATTGAGATAAAGGAGGTTGACTATAACGGGGCAAAAACTAAATACGTAGCTATAAAAATAAGCGATGATGAAGGAAACTATATTATCAATGTTCCTTTGATGACTCAAAGGGGGGGTATTAATAATTATGTTAAGTCATTGGTGAGATACTTGCCTAATATTGATCTAAAGCGTAAGGTGGTAATAAATCCAGCTCACGCTAGAAAAGGAGATCAATATGCCCCAGGTAATTTTTTTATCTCATATGCTAGAGAAACTCCTGATGGAAGGGATGAGCTTATACCTCAATATTATAAGAATGGTCAGAATGGATGGCCTGACAGAGTTGAGAGTACTGATATAATGGGGAATAAGAAGTTTGATTATACAGCTCAAGACGCTTTTGCCTATCAAGTGCTTAATAAGTACATTCAAAGCATTAAGACAGATGGTGTGAAACCCGCTCAGTCGGCAAGCCAAAACAACGCTGGTGAGGCTACAACGCAAACGCCCCCACCGTCATATCAGCCGCAAGCCCAGCCGCAGACGCCTCCTCCATCATACCAGCAGGCTCCGCCTCAGACAGCCCAAGCGCCTTCTTTTGGAGGTCAGCAACAACCTCCTCAATATCCTCCTTTTGGAGACGATAGTGACCTACCTTTTTGATTAACTAATTGAAAATGAATAGTTTAATGGAAAGTAATTTTAATATATCTACTAAAGTGAACCGTATCTTGATGTCTACCCAAAATAAGGTAGATACGGTTATGAAGAACTTAGGGCATCGACCTTGTGTAGTGTATTCCGAGGAAAAGAATATGTATTATAAGGATGGAGAATGGGTAGCGTCAGATCTTGACGCTACTATCTTACCTCTTAGGGAGATGATCGAAAAGACATCTGATTTGAAGTTAGGATTGAAGATCGTTTATTTAATAATAAAATTATAGTATGGCTACGATTGAAGATATCAAAAAACTTCTGGAGAGTAAGTCATTTACATCAGCCAGAGATCTTGATGAGTTTGAGGAAAAGCCGGATGATAAGCTTGATGAGGTTCGTCTAAGTTGTGATCCATCAATTGGACTCGTAGAGAAAGAGGGGAAAATTTTATTAAAATCCTTAATATTCTCAAAAGCATGGAACTCCTTGGGCAAGGATATACCTATCAAGCAAGGTAACGCTTTCCCATTAGGTCAAGGGGATATGCTTGATATAGACACGGGTGTATCGGCATCGTTCCCGGATGGTACTGTCGGGATGGTGATGTTGCTTCCGTCGCTCACCGGGGACACAGGCCTTACATTGGTGGGTTCTCCGTTCGTTATCTCAGATAATGGCAATATCATGATCAGGATAACTAACATCCGTAAAGATATGGCTATAGTCGAGAAAGATAAACATATAGCTGAGTTAATTATAGTCGGCAAGATAAAGGCCGATATTCATAGAACTTATAAAAGTAATGAGGATGTTCGGATTGAAGATAGTAAAGAGTAGTTATATAGATACTCTAAAACAGGATCTTAATGAAGCTATTAGCTATTCAAGCAGATTAAAAAGGGATTATGAGGATGCCCGTAATAAGATAACTGAATTGGAAGAGAAAATAAAGTATCTTGATACGCTTGTCGATTCTCTTGATATGGATATAGATTCCAAGGATTCTCATATAGTTAAGATGGGGAATGAGCTTAGTAAATCAAGAGAGCTATATAATGAGTCGGTAAAAGAGAAAGAAACTCTTAAACGGGCTTATATGGATATCGAGAAGAAACATAAACTATCATCTAAATTACTCGATGAGGCTAGAAGAAGATATAAGGAACTCGAGGACCAGAATAAAATCATGTCAGATCGTATCAAGTATCTGGAGGCAGAGATTTTAGACATCGATGTTCCTAATGAGGTTGTTGTTGATGAGGATAAGATGGATCCTAACTCAGGTCGTATTGATATACCTGAAAATAACGCTCCTGAGGTTACTGATGCCGATGCCGGTAATGATGTAAATGTCGAGAATAAGGTGGAGGATAAGAAGAAATCTAAGAAACGTAAAAAATCTAAAAAGGATGAATAAGATCTTGTTATTATTGATAACCATCCTTACCTTAGCGGTTGTCGGATGCGGTACGTCAAGAACCTACTATACGGAATATGATACTACTGATATATCTTATGTAGTGGATTCAATAGTGTCTTCCGGTACCGTGATGGGCCAATGGAAGGAGTGGCGGTTTACGTTGGACGATGGTCGGGTCGATAAATTTGGTTTCACCGCCCTGTACGACGCCAAGGGAAAGGCTAGGGGTTCGATACAGGTAAGGCAAAGATCCGATACGTTTAATATCAAGATAATTGATTATCATAAAAAATATAAGTAATGGAATACGGACTAGGTTACATACCATCGCCAGCGGATGATAGGGACGCTATCATGAACATGCAGCATGAGGCTGTTCCTGATGAGTATAAGATCAATGATGTCGATAGCGTAGTGGATCAAGGTTCTTCACCTATTTGCGCCGCTGTAAGCTTAGCTGAGATACTTAATTGGAGAAAGAGTATAAGGGCTGTTAAAAGACCGGCTAAGATCTCTCCTTATGATATATATGATCTGAGAAAGGATAAGGATCAGGACGGGATGGTTCTTCGTGACGCTATCAAGTCTATCAAAAACGTAGGCGTAGATGGGGAGAAAATAAACAGTTACGCTAGGATCATAGATCCGGTATCGGCTAAGGTAGCGTTGATGCTGAATGGGCCTCTGGTTATAGGTCTGTATTGCTATAATTATGGTAATCGATTCTGGCAAGGCCAAGGACAGAACTTGGGAGGTCATGCCGTTATCCTCACCGGCTGGGACAAGGCCGGCTTCGTCCTACAGAACAGTTGGGGGACGGGATGGGGTAGGTCTGGTATAGAGACGTTCCCGTTCGATGATTGGTGCTATATGCTAGAATGTTGGACAATAGTTTCATAACTTTACTATATAAACTTCGAGAAATTCCGTCCCACATCCTCTTGTGAAAGACGATGTGGTATATTTAGGACCCGTAGCTCAATCGGTTAGAGCAATTGGCTCATAACCAGCAGGTTGTCGGTTCAAGTCCGGCCGGGTCCACAGTTGGATTAATAGAGTTTGTCATTAGATTTAGAGTTTAGATTTTGTTTGATACCCTTGTCCGTGAGGATCAGGGTATACGCCCCAATAGCTCAAGAGGAAAGTAGCACATCTCCCCTAAAGATGGGATCCACGTTCGAGTCGTGGTTGGGGTACATGGTGTTTTCTTAAACATATTCCTGTAGGTCGGTAATTAATAACCTCAAATAATATATAAGGTGTTGAAATTCATTTAATATTTTATATATATCTATATAGGATCAGGTTATTAGCTTAAGTCTTGAAATAAAGACTACGTTATTGGAGAATATATAGTTACCTACGGATGTTTATCCAAGTCCGTAGCTCTAAGGTAGGTGATTAAACAGGGATTGTATTTGAGTTCCAGTGTTGCCTATATAAAACCTTCAATAACATTGGCGATGGGTACTAACAGGGTTTTGCCCTGACTTATGTTGAATAAACATTGAATTAGTTTGTAAAATGGTGTATGTACAGGACATAGATGGAAAACCGATGATGCCTACGACAAGGCATGGAAAGGTTAGGCGATTGCTAAAAGACAACAAAGCGGTCGTTGTAAACACATGTCCTTTTACCATCAAATTAATGTACAAGACATCCGATTACAAACAAGAGATTGTGTTAGGCGTCGACTCGGGAACCAAGCATGTTGGTTTGTCAGCTACGACGAAAAGCAAGGAGCTTTACGCAAGTGAGGTTATTCTAAGGAGTGATGTTGTTGATCTTCTATCAACAAGAAGGGGATTAAGGAGGACTAGAAGAAGCAGGCTTAGGTATAGAAAGCAAAGATTCAATAATAGGGTAAAATCCAAGAAGGATGGATGGATTGCTCCATCTGTCCGCCATAAGATTGATTCTCATGTTAGAATTATCAGTTTTGTATATTCTATACTACCTGTCTCAAAATTGATTGTTGAGGTAGCCCAATTTGATACTCAAAAGATCAAGAATCCAGAGATATCAGGTAAAGAGTATCAGGAAGGTGAGCAATTAGGATTTTGGAATGTTAGGGAGTATGTCTTAGCAAGAGACGGGCATAAATGCCAGCATTGTAAGGGTAAGTCAAAAGATCTTATTCTTAATGTCCATCATATTGAATCGAGAAAAACGGGTGGTGATTCTCCTTCAAATTTGATTACTTTGTGTGAGATTTGTCATAAGGAATTTCATAAAGGAAATATAAAGTTGAAGGTAAAAAGAGGCAAGTCACTTCGTGACGCAGCCGTCATGGGAATCATGAAATGGAAGTTGTACGAGGAGTTAAAATCCAGATACGATAACGTTTCGATGACGTTCGGATACATAACAAAATATAATCGTATAAACCATGGAATTGAAAAATCCCATGTATCCGACGCTTTTGTGATTTCAAGGAATTTTAATTCATGTAGGCTTGGATATTATTACAAACGTAAATTAGTTCGTCGCCATAACCGTCAGATTCATAAGATGAAAATATTGAAAGGAGGAATTAGAAAGCGAAACCAGGCTCCTTTTAAAGTTTTTGGATTTAGGTTATTTGATAAAGTGATGTTTCAAGGAGAAGAGCATTTTATTTACGCAAGAAGGCTTTCTGGGCAATTTAATATTCGGGATATTAATGGAGAGAATAAGAAAGATGTATCTTGCAAGAAATTAAAATATGTCAGCCATGGCTTGGTATCTGTTAAAACGAATTTATTTTTATCACAATGAATATTGTATTTAATAAATCGCTCATATATGAATGAGCGATAATAAATGTATAAAATATATTTATACAAAATTTAATAATTTAATCATATGGATATAAATCAAATAAAAAAGTATCTACCGGCAGGATGGGATGTGGTTGATCTAATAGATCACGGTATAATCGATCTTGATATTATGAACGGGAAGATGATGGGGGAATATGTGGCTGTGTTGATGATAAAATCTTATGATAAGACCAATGGTCATATCTTAACCACTTTCTCGTTCCATGATAAAGATATGGATAAGTTGAGGATGTTGATAGGTAATGCTATAATGGCGGTAGGACATAGGAATAATCCTCTTACTGGAGATGGGAACACGGCGATCAAATAAAGGTGCTGAATATACTGAGAGAGGGATATTGGATATCCTTAACAGAAAGTTCTTGGTGTCTCCCAGATGGATTATAAACAACTTATATGTCTATAACTGGGAGTCTGATTATTTGGCTATAACTAGATCCATGTACGCCTATGAGGTTGAGGTTAAGATCTCATTAGCTGACTATAACAAGGATTTCGAGAAAGAGGGTAAGCACCAAGTAATGCAAGGATGGTTCGAGGCCCGGAAGCAAGCCCTATACGAGACCGGGGACTGGGTCAGGTACGGTCGCCCAAATTACTTCTACTACTGCGTGCCAGATGGGTTGGTTGATCCTAAGGACATACCTCCGTACGCCGGGCTTGCTTATGTTTGTGGCAGGAATTTGAGAAAGGTCAAGGATGCCCCTATCCTGCACCGTGATAAATTTGACCCAGAAGCTTATAAGATGGCAGATAAATTCTACTATAATTGGTGGAATGAGAGACGTAAGGCCAGACAGATAGAAGGGAAGGATATGAAAGACGAGTTCAGGAAAAGCATGAAAAAGGTGAAGGAGAAGATAACCGTCGATGCCAAGATCAAGGCGATGGAGGCGTTCTGGAGCGTCTGCGATTACGCCTACTGGCCGTACGGGGGAAGAGGGGTGCCCGGAATGAGACCCAACTGTTCCGCTTGTGGCGAGGAATGTAAATTACAATGTCCGAAGGGGAAAGAATTTAAAGACAAGATAAAATGAGTAAGATTAAAGATTTATTGGCAAGAGCCATTTCATTAGCCTCAGAGCAACCTATGAGCTATAAAGAGGTAGTTGAGTTACTTGATGATATAGATACGTGTAAGGTCAAGATATGGCTGGAAGAAGGAGCGATATTGCCTAAGTACGCACATAAGGAGGACGCTTGCATGGATCTATTTGTAAAGAATATAGAACTTTACGGAGACAGGGTTATATATCATACTGGTGTACATGTAGCGTTGCCGGAGGATTATGAGATGGAAATACGCCCACGTAGTAGTATCACAAAAACCAATGCAATTATCCAGAACTCTCCGGGGACTGTGGATGAAGGATATAGAGGGGAGATTATGGTAGTATGTAAACGTATAGATCGTTATGTCGATCCTTCTTATTTTAAAGGAGATAGAGTGGCTCAATTACTTATCCGTAGACGGGAACGTATTGTATGGGATGAGGTAGAATCATTAGAAGATCTTGGAACGGCTGATAGAGGAGTAAATGGATTTGGAAGTACCGGTAAATAATAAATGATATGGAAAATAAAAATACATCATCCACTACTAATGAGGGCTTGAAAGAAATTGACAAACAAACAAATCCTGTTATGTATGGATGGAGATGTCCGGTATGTGGAAGAGTATATTCTCCCTACGTATCTATGTGCGCTTATTGCGGTAATAATAATATGAATCATATTACATGTAAAGTTACTGGATAATTGATATGAGTGGAAGAATTAAAATAAAGTCCAAGGATAAGGATAAGAGACCTAAGATCGATGTATTTAAGGTAATAGAGAACCGGTTCAAGAATATGAACGAGCTTCGGGATCTTATCGACATGGATCCAAGGAAAGGGCTGGTCAGGATCAGGGACGGGGCCGGATTTAGGGAGGTGGAGCGGGGCGGATGCCTGCACCGGAACTACCTTAACCTATTGGAGGAGGAGCTGGGAGCTAAACTATCAATAGATCTTATAGAAAGGTATATCAAAAGATAATAATATATTAAATCGTAAAATTATGAATAGATATGTAAAGAAACCAATTGTGATAGAAGCCGTAAAATGGAAAGGATTTAATAATGATGAGATCAAGGATTTCGCTGGTGATAGCGTTAAAATAGAAGTTATTAGGGAAGGTGACGCTGATAATGGGATACCTCCTTCTGTTGATTGTAGTATAGAAACCCTTGAAGGTGTTATGAAAGCCAATGTAGGTGATTACATCATCAAGGGAGTAAACGGGGAGTTTTATCCTTGCAAGCAGGACATTTTTGAGAAAACATACGATAAAGCCGATGATTCATCCGTAATGTGCTTCGGTGATGCTATCGAAGTGTTAAAACAAGGTGGGACTGTTAGTAGAAGTGGTTGGAACGGTAAAGGTTTGATGGTATTCAAACAAGTGCCAGCTCATATCGATAGCGACATCATCCCTAAGATGCAATCTCTTCCTCAATCGGCAAAAGACCTTATTCTGGAAAGCAAAGGATTCATTGACTATACCAGTCAATGCCTTATCTACAACGAGAATACCGGACGTGCCGATTCATGGGTTCCATCCATCAGTGATGTATTTGCCGAAGACTGGGAGATAGTTCGATGATAATTATACCAAACCTGCCCTAGGAATTACTTAGGGCAGGTTCGTTTTATATACCGAAGTATCTACCACGATCTGGCTATCCATATCCTCAATCAACTCAATGATCTCATCCCTTATATCATAAGAAAGCAAGATCGGTATTATGGTTAACATAAAAGATAGTAGTATCCCGAATCCTATTATGACAAGGATATCATTATACCCTATATCTAATATCGGCATGACAAATATCAACCCTGGCGTGAATATCATTACGAACAACGTGGATATCTCATTTATCATATCCCTCTCCATTACTTCCTTGATCATATCTCCTCGACTTTAGTATGGTTTATTATCCTACTGATATGACGGATACTTAACCCCGTCCTGTCCTTTATCTTACCATATACGTAGTTCCTTGATACGACCGTAGCCAAATCACCTAACTCGTCCAGTATCTCATTATACATCCTATGGATCTCGTTGTTGCGGATGACCGTACTGTCCCTTACATATATCTTCTCAACATCATCGTCGCAGAAGAAGATCTTAAGCTTATGAAATATGTCTAACATGATTATAGTTTTGTCCCAAAGATATGAAATTTTGAGGATAAAACCAGAAGGAAGCCAAAAAGAACAGGGAGGCGGTGGGAGGGCTGGGGATGCCCGGAAGGATGGAAGCCAGACCGTTCCCTTGGATTCAGCGACATGATCCGAGAATAAATCATATATTTGTATGTACAAAATGCATAATTCAATGGGGGGGGTATTTTCCGTCCTCTATAAAAATTTATCAGTATGCTTAGAAGAAGATTTCATTCATCAGGAATACATCCGTCTAACGCCGGCGATGGAGTATATGGAGTTGCTAAAAATCTAAAGTTACTTCCATCCAATAAGGTAGATGCCGAATGTATTGGAGCTGCTTTGATACATAAAGGCCATAGGATTATGATCGAAAAAAACGAGAGTAAAAATCCTAGTTATAAACAGGCAACAGAAGGTATGTTGGCCAGTGACAACTTTGTATGGGGAGAATATTTGGTAGATCAATACGAGATCCCTAATTATGATACTATTGATTACGATTACCAAGGCCTTACTAGCGCGTATCTTATGAGTAATTCCGGGGTATATAATGGTCAGCCACATATACCAAATGACATATCTCAATGGACCGGAGTGATGTCTGATTGGAATGGCAAATCTAATTCAGAGGTATTAAAAAAGATTGGAGCCACAGAACAAGGATCTTATGCTATCTCAGGCAATCTTCTTAATGGATTCATAAATAGTAGCGACGCCCTTGGATTCGATGACTGGTATATCCCCTCTTGTCCGCAAATGTCATTGGTATATATGAGGATGGTTGATATAAATGATATATTGTATCTTATTGGAGGCAAGGTATTCCAAGCCTCAACTGAGGCGTATATGACAAGCTCTGAATGTAATGATAGAAATTATTGGTCGGTTTCAGGCTACGGTCAAGTAGGCGTATCGGATAAAAGAAATCCTAAAAGAATTAGACTGATACGAGATCTATAATATTAAGGTAGTGGTAGTGCCACTACCTATCTAATTATCCCATAAAGATATATACCAAGGGAAGTAGCCGGCGGAAGACCCGATGGGTAGGCCCGGAGGGATGAAGGGAGGCCTACCTCCCTTTGGTACTACATCCTCATCACAAGCTATCATTAGGCGCTACAATTACTATACCTACTCTATAGGTGTCATTGTAAATGCCAGTTCCAACTGCAACAGATTGGCATCCCTGGCAGGTATTGGCTACTATACAATAACCATTTGTTATAAGATTACCTTGCCAAGTTATACGATTGTTACTTGTAATCTGATTATAAAATTCAGGCATGTAAGTGAAATTGATGATCTCCTCAGGATCGGTTATCTCCGTTATAGGAGTAAATTTAGTTATCCTATGCCCGTATAACTCCGTATCAGCTAAATCACAATGCACACCAGAATCATATAGATACGTAAGAGTCCCTTTTGAAACACCTCCAGTTGTGCCTAATAAAACGTTGTACTCATATTGTTGATTCTTTGAAACTATCTGTCCACCTATTCTTATAACTTCTATCTTCTTATTGCGATATATATCAAGATAAGATCCGTTAAAATCAGATTGATATGTATCTCCATCAATATATATATCTACAGGATTAGGACACATGCTCTTGTCTATATTAATACGGTAGTGGATCTTACCGGAAGAAGAAGTCCTGCGCCTAAACATATCCCCTCCTTATCTGAGGGTTAAAATACCCCCCCCCATGTATTTAACTTCTTTATTCATAATATGTTATATTTTAATTATGTCGCAAATATAATAAAATTTGGGATATGTTGGGATGACGGACATGTAGGGATATGTGGGGGATATGCGGAACATGTGGTGGGGGTGAGGGATATGCGGGGATATGTGTGATATGCGGGACGGACCACCTACCCGAAATCGGCCCGGCCGGGCTGCCGTTTTTGGACCAGCCCCCCCAATCCACGAAGGACGGGAAACAAGAACGGTAAACGATCTGCGAGCCGAAAAAAGAATGATTATTTTGTATTTAACTTATTGATTATCAATAATATAAATCAACATTTTAATATACGTTTACATTTGATTAGATTTATTACATATAATCGTCTAATTTTTATTGCAAAATATTTGTTGGATAATAAAACATGTATTATATTTGCAATGTGAGATAACGATATTAACAAACGAGGCGTGCTAGATGCCTATACAAGTCCCTAGGGCAAGGGCAAATCTAATGACAAGTAAAGATCTTAACAAAGTACAAAACGAGGTAAAAAAAGCAAGTGAGAAAACGTTAACGGGTGCGGTAAAAGCATGGTGCAAACTTTTTAAATCTGGAAAAGAAGTTAATGATATTTTAAAAGAAAATGAGATCAAGGTAGACAAATCGATTGTCCCCGCTTTAGTCAATTTGGCAAAGGATAAAGAAGTTGTAATACAACTTTGTAAAGAAATATTACCACGAGTTAACAATACCTTTTGTTCATACAAAGAGATTGAACGCGAATACTATGATAAAAACGATAAGGATAAAAACAAGAAGCTTAAAATGAACGAATTTGAGGATATAGCGATATTAGGCTCTTATCATAAACGCTTTGGATACAACGAGCCTATAGAGTTCGATTTTGGCATATATTATGAAACGTTTAATGGCACTGATAAACGTATTGTAAAATGCGCCGTACCAATAAAGCGGTATACGTTTAATCTCATTGCTAAGTGCGTTACATATTATTTGACGCACCCTAAAAATGATAGGTAATACAACGGGCTACAACGGCCCGTTATGGTTGCATGTGTTTACCTCCTCGTGGTGCAGCTGGACTAAGACTAAAAACACACACGGTATTTGATATTTTGGTATGGATATATTGCAGGTCGTTAGGGTATCGAGAGCTTGCAGTAGATAGGCTGCCAATCAGCAATGCGGTTTATATCAGTATCCGGTCGTGATGCTGGCATTATCTTTAGATCTATACCAATCTGGTAAGTACGCTAGGTCAACCTAGTAGGCCGTGTAAAGACACGGGGTATATTGGTGTATATACGCATATATAGGGCGTATGTCCATGTGTAGCGAGAGTAGCACGTATGGAGTGCATAACGGCGTTATAACCGTGCTAATATATCAAAGCAATAACGTTTAAGGTTGCTTAAGTACTTATGCGTTATATGTAATAGCAAAATAACGGCCCTTACAAGGGTATTTTGTGCGGTTAAATTGACGGACGAAATACGCCTTGTCGGTACGTATCACGGGTAACGTATGTACGTATTTGGCTTCGTTCGTTCGGGGCAAAGGGACAAACCAAAGGGAGTCGGGCGGGTGTGGTGTGTCCGGCTAGCCGTGTCGATAACGGCAGCTTTGTGCCTTCATAGCCGTGATCGTTTCTTATTGGTGTAATTAAATGAATATATTATGTACAAAAAGAAATTCAATAATCTGAATAGAAAACTATCTATCCAAAAAGAAAAGGCTTTAGAAACTGCAAGAAAGTCTCAAATTGACTTTTATGTTGAGCTTACCAAAGAACTATACAATTCTAATAAATTAGATTGTAGTAGGGAGTCTGATAAATGTAGGCGGAAACGTGTTAGTTATATGACAAACAAATTGCGACAATAGATCGTTTGTTTTTATTTGATTTTAAAGTTTGTGCCCTTCCGTACCGTAGTGATATAGGACGGAAGGGCTTTTTTGTGCCTATATTTTACAAAATGATAGTATATGTATATATTTGCTTACACATAAAAGTGTTGAGGCGGCAAATTTTAAGCCTTGATCTAAAATATGTAAGTAAAATGCTTTATTATGTATCATTTTGTATATATCTATATCCATACAGACGGGTATATTGTGCCCTTATGTATGGTTTTGCGCTTGAATCGATCCTAAAAGGTATATAATAGGCGGTACTTATTGTATATTTTTTATCTATATCTAGGCTTGTCTTCTCTTAGAGGTAGCTCTATGGATTGATATATATTATGTTGTTGATACTCAATTGGTTGTATTATTTGAGCGTTGTTTTAAAATCGTGTTTACTTATTGTATATTTTTATGGGTATATTTATATATTTCGTGCTTATCTTGTTTTGTGGGTACATGGCGTTTGAGTTAGGGCGGTATGTTATAGCTACTGGCGACGCTCTGCCTTTAATCATAGTTATTTTATTGGCTTTATTATCAATGCATTGTATTAGGCAATCAAGAGCAAAGACCTCGATATCCTAGACTGAACGGGCGTTCCACGTGGAACAATCGGGAGGAAGGTCTCGGGTTTTATGCTGGGAGTTGGTGGGGTTGGTTTGTTTTGCGGGAGGGTGCACCTCCAAACAAGGGAACCCAAGGGAACCCAAGGGAACCCAAGGGAACCCAAGGGAACCCAAGGGAACCCAAGGAAAACCCAAGGGAACCCAAGGAAAACCCAAGGAAAACCCAAGGAAAACCAAGGGAAACCCCTTCAATCAACAAAAGAAATACCTTCCAATCAATGGGAGTATCTTCAATCAATAGGATTCCTTTCTAAACAGGGGTAATACTTTACCGTTAAGTGGAAACGCAAAGCGGTTGCGAGCGATGGTGGGTAGGGTGTTATTGGTGGTAGATATTGTCTGTTGGTGTGGGAGTGATGCGGAGGGAACCAAGGGAAACGGGCGGCGGCGATGGCGTGGGGTCGGCCCCGCTGGTCGCCCGTTCCCTGTTCTCCTTTGGCGGTAGTGTAATATTAAAAATCTGATAGTGATATGACGAAAGAAGAAGCAAGAAACGTATTTGGCGGTAGTATAGTAAATAATCTGCTGTCGCTAGGGGCTGAGCCTACCAACGTGGTAAGGCAAGACGGGTTGATAGAATGGAAAAGTGATGGATATATAGAGGTGGGAGGCGTACAGGTATGGGCTTACTATTACTTTGAGGATGGAGAGGATGTTGATAGATGTGATTGGGCGGATCATATGGAGATAGAGGTAGAGGAATGTTGGATTTAAAATCGGTTGATATGAGATTCATGTATTTAACGGAGCTTAGAGAAAAGGATATATACGTAGGCGACAAGAAGTGCAAAAGAGTAAAAATATATGTAGGCAGACCGTTGAGGGATACGCCTAAAACCTATAAACAAATAGGCGGATTTGTAGCAAAAGAACTATCCAACGCTTATAACAGCGGTTGTGTTTCTATCTATGAAGCAAAGGATAAAACGCTCAGATATTCGGTTTATCGAGACGGTTGTTTTTATCCTTATTACGGGAAATTAGAGGTGGCAGAATAATACCAAGGGGAATGCGGGCGGCTGCGGGGAGGCTGGACAGGCCTTGTCGCCAGCGCCGTCCTTTTTCCCTTGGCAACAATAGAAATAAATATGGACGAAATAGAACTACTAAGATTACAAGATGAAGCGCTATCTTACCTTCGTGATAATATTACAAAGGATGAGGCGTATTATGTCCTTACGACTGACAATGATATGATAGAGATTCTTATAGCTGATAAGAAGGACGAAAGCAAACGTATCAAGATTCTTGATATGGAATATACTATCGAGAAGGATGATATGTTATTGTTATTCGATACAGATGGGATAATAGACGAATGTCTTTTGGTTGCCAGCTACATAGGGGTAAATATGTATTTTCGCAGGCAAGATGTCAACGCTATTTTGAATAACATCAATAGAGAGAAAGTTATGAAATATCCTTACATAGCTATTCAGTTAGATAATATACAGACTATCGAAAAGCGTAGGGTTATTTTTGAGATCACCGGACATAGGATAGATGATAACAAAGAGAAAATAGATTTTATGTTTGTTTATTTTATGGCTAGAATATTATGAGAGCGAGGAGGACTGTGAAGGAAAGAGATATTGTGAAGATATTGGTATTCGGGTATGATAGGATGCTTATAAAATCCATTAAGGATTCCGGATTCAGAAGTATGTCGGATGTAATATCGTACGCCAATAATATGGTCGGGGATAAGCCCATTGATCATATTAGGGTATCAAATGAGGCTCGTGGATGGTGTGGGTCATATACTAATTATGGTAAAAGAATAGATTAGTTCGATAGTAGGATATGATATGAGAAGGATTATAAAAGAGAAAGACGATATCAAGGTATCTATATTTAGTGGGGATAGATTGGCTCGTGTTTTCATTGATTCTGGGTATAGGAATATAGCTATGGTGATAGCCGATTGCAATAGAATAGCTAATGGTTGTTATCATATACATCATATTGAGGTGGTAAATATGGATAGGGAATGGTATGGCACATATACCGCTGATGGAAAGAAAATTAATTAATATAAATAACATCATGAATAATATCATAGAGAACAATGATGGGGTAAAAAGAAAGGTAAGGGTATATGATTTCGGCGAGAAGGTCGCTGATAGATATACTATTGTATGCGTAAGTGACAGGAATAAAGATTCAAGAGGAATCTTATTTTATCCGATGTTCACTTGTAACGAAAACCCGTCGCATCCGCAAGGAATAGGGATGTATGTAGGGGACTATTATCCTCATAAGGGAGGTATGTACAACTTAGGGAGAAGGGTGAAGGATATAATGTCTTTGCCTAAAGAAGTGATTAGATACATAAAATGGGTAACAACAACATGAATGAAATAGTTTACAACAATTACGATTTGGTTGCTTTCGAGCAGAATGGAGAAGTGGTAGTAGCCGTAACATTCTACAGGTATTACAAGAAGAAAGCTAAGGGCGAGGTTAATTATAGATGGAGAACCAGATGCCCGGAGCTGGTGGATAAGATCGTAAAACACCGTACCAAGGTATTTACCGGTCAACTTATCCAGTTAGCGAAAGCGTATGGGGAGAAAAAGGTTATAAAATATCAAAAGGAGGAGGAAGGAGTATGTCAAAATACGATAGAGACGCTATAGAGATATATATACTGGATCATATAGATACAGATAATTATGGTAAGCAGTTTAAATACGATAGGGAATATATGTCTTTTATGCTTAGTGTGTTCAAGAATGAGTATAAAGAACATATCAAAAGGGATGGAATTAAGAAGGCTTTTGAGGATTACATAATGAGCGTTCCGTCTATATTCAGGATTCATATAGCGGATTGTGATATTAGATATTTATTACGTTCATGGGGAGTGGAGTTTGATGAGGATGATGATGAGATATACATCTTATACAAGAAGATCATAAGAGAGGTCTTTTTTAAGATGTGTGAGGATATGAAAGTTTGTTAATGTTGAACCAAAACCTTGGCGGGGCGGAAGGATATATCATGATCGTACGTGTGCGGATATGATCCGGGGTCGGTTCCCGGCGCCTTGACACAACTTAATTAAATATAGATAATATGGACAATATTTTAAAAAGAGCGGCAGCGGAACTGAAAGAAGCCGGTTGCAGGGTTTTCGCGTGGCAGGATGATGCTTATAATAGAAGTTGGAGTAAGGATGATTATACAACGTTGTATTACGCCTTCCCTGATTCGCCTAACATCGGGCGTCTGAGTCATGGGGAATATGGGATGAGCGTAGCATATAGTAGAGCTTATATACCGAGCCGTGGGAGTGGATCGGGGTGTCGTATCAAGGAGGAGGCTACGTTTGACCTTGAGACGGCGTTAGACGTGCTGAACGGACCGTTGCCTAGTTGGTGTAAGGCTTATGGGGTTTATCCAAAGCAGTATAAGGATATTGATGGATGGTACAATAACAATAATTATAACAAAAAATTATTTAAGGAAATTTGATATGGAAGTAAAGGATTGGGAGAGTTTGGTTTTGAATACAGAAGTAGGAATGCACTGTTTTGTTACATTAGCTGACGATAAGGATATTAGTAGAGGATATGCGCAGATCAGACGTGCGGAGCATTTCGGATATAACATCTGCTTCACCCGGTTATATGGGAATAAGTTTTATTTCGAAAAAATAAAAGAAGGTCGTACACAACAATATATCAATAGGAGGAAATGATATGGTGATAGAGTTTGATTTTGAGATATACAAAAACGGAGATTATGATAAGGTATATCTCCGCAACGGGAAAGAGGCAAGAGTATTATGTGATAATGGGAAGGGCGATCGCCCTATAGTCGTGATGGTTGAGAATGATAACGCGGATGATTATATTATTCTACGTTATAACGAAACTGGCAGGAGAAATATCAATAGTCAATCGAGTCTTGATCTTATGTTATCGATAAAAGAACGGGAGCCAGAGTTGTGGATTGTTGTTATATCTTACATAGATAACGAGGATAAGAGACAAAAGATGGTCTTGCCTAATTTTTTCTCAAAGAATATAAGAGGGAATATATATCTTCAAGGAAACTCTAAATCAAGTGTATCATATTATGTTGATAAGTTAGAAGAAGATAAGTGCTTCGATGAGCTATGCGAGAAGATAAGGGTAAAAAGAGATCGTATTTATAACATGGAAATAATATCACTATCAGATGACGAGACGGCAGTTTAACCAGTTGATAAATGAGCTAGACGGCAAAAGCCCGTTTATCGTATTACATAGGGATGCCGTTGCTCCTAAATACGTGGGCGTGGAGGTGTCGAAGGATGGGATGGTATACAGATATGCGATAATAGGGATAAACGATGAGTATAAGGCTAAAAAAGCCCTTATTTCGAAAATATTAGGCATAGCTAGTTACCTAAATGGCAATAAGCCCTTAAAAGAGGATTGATTAGACGTATTTATGGTATGCGGCATCATATACGATATAATGCCGTGAATAACGTTGCATGGAGGGTATGTATGATAATATGATAGATAACGCATTCGTGTCTTGATATCATAATATTATGCCATTATATCCTCTTTTTGTATAAAAAAGATAACAAATGATACAAACATCTTGAATATGGATGAAATTAAGATAGGAGCTGAAATTGTATTTAATATAACCGGCAACCATAATATAGGATATGCCAAAGGGGAAAAGTATATCGGGACGGTGTTAAGCGAGGATCACCGATCACGTCTTTATGTACGGACAATAGGAATGCCTAGGGCTTGTATTGATGAGCGGGATGTGGATAAGATTATCGATCCGGATGGTGATTTTGATATGAATGAGGCGATCCCGAATCCTGTGGCAAGGGAGTTGTATAAGTTGATGGGTAGGTACGTTTATACGTTCGGTAGGTCTCATGAAAGCACCAACGGCTATATCGTGTATGAGTGTATGATGATGGACAGGGATTTAAGACATAATGTTATGTATGCGTTGCATGATCATGGATTCGAGACACGGTATATTGATAGCTATTCTTGGTGGATGACTAATGAGAGGCTGATGTCAGAGGTAACATATACGGAGGGGGATATTCATATAATTGTTCATGAGTGTATGGAGGATTATGTGGATAACGTGAAATTTGGGGAGGAGTTTTATAAAAACAAGGAAATATGATAAGATACTTACTCGTGACGGTAATGATAATATTGACACCGCCAAAGGGAAGCGGAGGCATGCCCCTCGCCCCGAAGCCAGCCGTGGTCGAGGCACTGGTATGGGATAAGCTGGCGGCCGCCTTGTCTTTCGTGGAGTCAAGTGATGACGATCGTGCGTATAACGCTACTTCCGGGGCTTTAGGAAGATGGCAGATGAAAAAGGTGTATGTAGATGAGGTTAACAGGATATTGCGCCTTAAACGGAAGCAGAAGCGGTATAGATACGATGATCGAACAAATCCTTCCAAGGCTAGGGAAATGTTCGAGATATATCAATCTCACCATAATCCTAAAAAGGATATAGATCGGGCTATAAGATTGCATAGGGGACTACATTCCCCTAAATATGTCAAGGAGGTTAAAAACAAATTGAGAGAATAAAAATATAGGAGGATTAACATGGACGAGGATAAAGTGATACGACCGATGGATTTTGTTCGGCTTACAAATATTGACGAATTAAATGTGATTAAGGACACTAAAAACCATATAGGGCTGGTCAAGGAGGTCAGTCGGGACGGGGAAATGAGTATAATATGGATAGGTGAAACTTATAGTAAGTTGGCGTGGTTCAAATCGAGCGAGTTGGAGGTGGTGGATAACCTTGTGAGCATCCTGACATGCGGGCTGGCTAACTTTCGCGGAGACGGAAAAGAGAGCGCGGATAAATTTTATCCAATGAATTTATGTTATATAAAGAGGGGGGGTGATATATGAAATGGGTGATAATAAAAGGAGCTAGATATCCTAGTCCCGTGATATCAGCATTTGCGGCATATAATATAGATAAACATTTCTTGAAGATCAGGATCAGAAACAAGTGGCATATAGTGTCTTTTGATGATGTCAATAAGATGGATAGTCAGATGGTATATTTAATGAACAACTATCCTGATTTCGTTCAGATAGGAAGATGGTGGATATCCAAGAAGGCGGTAATGTCTTGGGTTCCCAAGGGGCAGACCGTGGACGGATCGGGCTGGGTTATATCCTTCACCCTGTCCTTTGGTTTGGATAATGGGACTCAAATTAAGTTTTATAAAGAAGATGAGTACTTAAATGAGATAGATAGGCTAAACGAGTTGTTTAATGTAATATTATGATATGAAAAGCAAGAAAGATTATATAAGCATGCTTAACGATCTTGGTAATTCTTTGTCTAGGGAAGAATGGATAATAGGCGGTAAGGATAGATATACTGGTAGGGATAATTATGGGATTATGTTGAAAAGATATGACCCCATAGCTTTTGAGGTAGGATATAACGAGTGGAAGAAACAACTATAAACAATAATAATATGGAAGAAAAGTTGATTCTTAATAGTATAGAAGATGCTGAAATAATATCAGTAAGGTTAAGTCCGGATGAAACACCCATCGCTTATAAAAATAGAGTTAGGTGTTTAATGTTGTCGGGATTAAGCCGGGAAGAAGCGGAGGAAGTAGCGTTAGAGCCAATGGATCTTGAGCTATATTATGAGATAGGCGCGGGGCTGATGGCTGTTGATCCAGCGGCGGTAGAGTCAGGGACAATCTGGAGTCCTTATACAAGGGAATTGTATGATGATTCTCATAATATTTAGCCTAGTATGACGATTGTGATCTATATGATCTTGTTCAAAATCATCGGGCTGATTGTAGTCAAAGTAAATAATATTAAGTAATTTTAAAAAACGAATTATGACGAATTCTTTATTAATCTATGAGGAAAGTGGGTATCTGTTTAATGATGCGACAAAAAGATTAGAATGGTTTGAGATTGATAAGATCTTAATCAGTTTTACATATGGAGTGGTTAGATATATAGGAACTTGGGGAGGAGGTAGGACTGATAAGAGGTTAGAGGGAGAGCGGCTCTATTCGTCCGAGGAGTGTTTTAAGAAGGGTGATAGTATTCCTAAGAGAAAAATATCAATATATGACGCTTTTAGGTCATTGTATGGATTTTCCCCAATAGAAGATTATGTATGGGAATACAAAAACGGGAGAGCTGTCAGGGGGAAATTGGAGAGTTTTGATGTTGTAATAAATCATAAGGGTGAGTTACGTTGTTCAAAAACATATTATGCGAGCGAGGAAGATGTGTATAGGTTTAATGATTTGATTGTGGTTGACAAGAATGGAGACATAAGGATGGCAAAGTCTCCTAAAAGTAAATTGATGCTTACAAATGATCAATTGGGTGTCGTAGAAAGGATGAGAGGAATCATTGATGATATGGTTAAGTTAAAAATGATTATGTACATCGATCAAGGTTATAATCTTTGTTTTCTGCCGGGAGATAAAATAGAAGATTTGACAATGGATGAAACGGATGGGTTTGTGGATACCACCGGTATAGTGACATCTATAAAGTCTAAGGATGTAGTGGAGTTTTATGTAGAAAACCCATTCGTAAAGATAAAGGATGAATGATATCTGAATCTGGATTGTGGTGGTTCGTGAGAATAGCCACAATCATATCTCTAAACGTGAACATAAGGAGGTACGTATGTCATTCGATTGACGTTAGGGATCTAGTTATATTAAAAGAGGAGGAATTATGAAAGAGATTGTATTAAAACTGTATGAGTTTGATGATCTGTCAAAAGATTCACAAGAAAGGGTCGTGGAACGTGAGCGCTGGAATGTAATGGGGCAATGTATGGATGCTTATAGTACAGACTATCAAGAGTCGATGAAAGCCTTTGAGGATATGACAGATACTAGGGTTTATAATTGGGAAGTTGGATACGAGAGATATGATTTTAGTTATGAGTTTAAATATAATGATCCTATTTATGAACATCCTACAGATTATAATCGTGATATATTCCCTAAGAATCTATGCGGTAAATTATTGTTCAGGTATATCAATAACAACATTATGCCACATATCACGAAAGGTAAATATTATTCTATAGGCAAATATATAGATGGGAAATATAATTACAAGTGCAGACGCAGTCGGGTAATATTGGGATATGAAGACAATTGTCCATTAACAGGGATGTGTTATGATTATTATCTTCTTAAACCAATAATTGATTATTACGATACTTGGTGTACTTACCCGGAGAATTTCTCTTTAGAGGATTTAATAGAAAAATGTTATAATAATTTTTTCAAGGCTTGGCATGAGGAATATGAACATTGGGCTGACGATGAAGATGCGATACGTGAGGAGCTTCATCATAACCAGTATGAGGGTCAGCTTTATTATGAGAATGGGGATGTGTATGTTGGTCTATTAAATGAAATAGTATGAAAACACAAGAAGAATATGCCCGTGAGATTGACGAGATTGTTCGCCGTGATGTAGAGAGTTGCCAGATTGACTGGTTTAAGATTGATAAGGAAATATTCATGCTTCCGGAAAACAAGAACAAGACATTTATTCTCGGAACACGAAAGACAGGATGTGATTTGTTGATACTGGGAGGCACTAATTGTGATGAAAGTTATTTGGATGGGGTTTTTGGGTGTCTTGGTAATGAGAAATTCTATGTTTGCCAGCCAATATCTCTTTATGAGACAACACGAAATATCCAAGAAAGACCTGCCTTGTACGCTTTTAAAATAGCGACCGAGTATTTCAGGGCGCATGGAATGGTTCCCGTATTTGAAAATTCACATTGTAAATTGATGAGATTATGAATATAGAGGTAATAAGATACAGGCTCCCGGTTTATTGGGTTGGAGCCTTGATAAATGATGATTGGACGGGGTTATCTGACGAGGAAGCGCAAGAAATTGATGACTTTGTAAAACATGCAGATGGTTGTCCAGTTGGTGTGGATTGGGGAACAGAAGGTTTTTATTCGTATAATGACGCAAACGCTATTGGCGGAACTTGTGTCGATGTTATTTTTAGCAAGTATAATCAATAGTTAACATTCAAAACTTAATAGATATGAACAACTCTATGGTCGCTCATTTGTGGGCAAACGAAAAGGAAGAATCCGCAAGAGGTAGTAATCTTTTCTTTGAAGGTAGAAGTATTTATTCTTATGGTTATCATTTTGAGGTTGGAAGAATCGTAAGAAATAAGTGTGGTGAAAAGGCGTATTTGCTTAACGATAAGTATTATTCTTCTTCCACCTGTAAACATCAACATTGTGTTCGTAGTGCAATACCAACTGGCTCAAAGGTATTTTATGTTGGATATAATATGTCTGATGATGGCAGCATGGCTTTTATCACCAGTCGATTGGAGCTTATCAAAGAGGTTATCGAGAAATACAAGAAGGTTAGAACAAGCCTGTCTTATAGGGATGTTTGGGGAGTATTTAGAAGTCTAATGGATTATATTGAGTTCTTTAATATGGGTACTCCCAAGAGCCTTCTTAAAAAGAGTGCAAACACCTGGATCGGAACTAAACATAAGTTATCTTATGAATCGGATAAGATTAAAAGTGAATATGTCCATGAGTTAAAGCGTGTGTTTGAGGTATTGCTAAATCATCAAGCGTTAGAAACTTTAGGAACGACCAATGTGATAGTAGATGAGATTTGTGGTGAAGGAACGTGGGCTGGGTATGTGGCCAGATGTCAGAGATGGGAAGACAGTCAGGCGAAAAAAAGAGACTTTAATTTTTGAAAAAAGAAGAAAAGAAAAAGAAGATCGCAAGAAAAAATTTGAAGAACAGATCGAGATGTGGAAGTCTGGCGAGATTCTGGAATTATATTCACATTATTATTTGGAGGATGACCAGCCTAACGTATGGCTTCGCATTAAGAATGGCATAATTGAGACTAGCAAGAATATCAAGATAGGGCGAGCTGAAGCTGAGAGACTTTGGAAATTGATAAAGTTCTTCCATAATGGCGGTAAATTCCAACACGATATGGTATTGGATACAACCAGTCACAAATGGAAGATCAATAGCTATAAGAATGATATATTGGTTGCTGGATGTCACAGGATAGCGTATAGCGAGATGAAAGGTATTGCGAGACAATTAGGATGGGATTAAACAGCTATCAAGTAACATTTGAGAGCTGTGGCGATCACTATCAGATTTACGAGAGAGACATCCAAGATGTCATGGCGGCGTTACCGGTGGAGCCGGCGTGTATGGGTAAGGCGGTCGGGGAAGCGGGGCGTCCGCCCATGTTCGTTGGATTGGCTGAATAGATAAAGCTGCAATGTAGTGATATAACTAAAGTGAAAATAACAATATAAATACATGTAAAATTATGGAAAAGAAAATGATAACAATACCATTTGATTTAGAGCTGGCAAAGAAAATCAACAATGGTGAGCGCAATGGAATGATTGTAACGGATGGCGATAATTACAGAGTAGAGTTTGTGTATCATAGGGAAGAGTCTTTCCCAATCCTAGGAGTTATCCATACTGATCACGGCATAATATCAGATTGGTTCTCAAATAATGGATTCGGAGGAAAGAATTATAGACTTAAGCTTAAAGTTCCAGAATATACCACATTCAAGGACGGAGATGTATTGAGTAATGAACAGGGTGATTACCTGTTTATATTAAATACGAACGGAGAATATCTTACATCTTTTCATGCATCATGGAAGAAGGGGAGGGGAGTCGTGATTCCTAGAAAAGCACATGCTGATTGTAATAATATTGAAAAATACAGACTTGCTACTGAGGATGAAAGGCAAAAGTTTATTGATGCTCTTAAAACAAGCAAAGAGCCTAAAGCCGAAATATACTTGAAACAATTCTTTGGTATTGAAATAGAACCAGAATATAAATTCAAGCCATTTGATAAAGTTTTAGTAAGAGATACAGAAGACGATGATTGGCACGTAAGTTTGTTTGTTAGGGAAATTGCTGATGCTCAATATAAAGAAGAAAAATATGAATGCTTAAATGGGACGGGATGGATCTATTGCATTCCTTTTGAGGGCAACGAACATCTTTTGTAAAAATGTATTAAAATGGAAAATAAAGAACAGGATTTTATCAATCGATATAAAAATGTGCAAGAATCCATTGTGAAGGCAATGGACAAGGCATTAGAACGGGCAATAGGGAACAAGGCAATAGATTTCGAGAAGTGTGAAGGCAATTATTTGGACGTCTATCCTCTTATCGGGGCGGTCTTACAGAAGGAGCTAAGGAGTGTACTTGGTGAAAATGTGAATAAGAGTATATCCCGGAATATGAAAATAAAGGCGACCAAGTACAGAAATGATTACAGGGTATGGTTGGACTATGCAGGAGATTACAGAAACGAAAATATAGAATAACATGAAATATCAAAATTTTATGTGCCCTTATGAGCTTGCATTAAAGTTGCATGAGTTGGGTGTAAATTCAGAGTCGGAATTTTATTTTGTGAAAGAGATGAAAGGAGGGGGATCCCAAACAGAATCAGTTACACAAAATACAATGAGATATTCATACAGAAAAGAAGGAGACCTCATACCGGCTTATATGAGTCATGAACTTGGAGAGATACTACCAAGTATGATAAATATCAGTAAATCAAAAATATGGGATGACTGGTTGCAATTGGCACAATATTTCCCGAATAAGGATATCGAATACTACGAAGCTGCTTATGTTCGATACGATGCTTACGATCCACAAACAGAAGTGTATAGTGGATTTGGAAGTACAGAGGTGGAGTCGAGGGCGATGCTGCTTATTGATCTATTGGATAAAAAAGTATTGACATTAAGTGATCTAAACTTAAAAAGTTTAAATAGAATATGAAGACAGTAAGATTATCTGACTTCTCGACTTATAATAGGAATAAGGGAAAGACGCAAGAGTTGCGTCACAAATTCAGGAATCAAATACTTGAATATTGGGGAGAAGATACCGGGATTTTGATAGGAATAACCATGGTACATGAAAGACATTTGTGGAACGAGGAAGTTAAAGTAATATGATTATGGACGATAATAGGATAATGGAAGCGGCTAAATTGATAGCCAACTCCTCAGCAGCCTTAATACAGGCTATAGGGATGATGAGTGAGAATATAGAGAGGGCTAACAGAGGGGAATCTTTGGCTTATACCGAAGATCAGTTTATGAAACTAATTCAAGATAACGGAATAACGTATAACGATGTAATACAAAGGGGGTGGATATGAAAAACGTAGAAAGAATAAACGCATTAAATAAAGTTTATTATGAATAGAATGAAAATGTTTTTTAATTACTTATTCTTTAGGGATATGGGTAATCTTGGTGAGGGGTGTCTTATAAGCGCATTCATATGGCTTATAATCATGCTTGCCATTATTGGGGTATTTTGCTTATACTAAAGATCATTTCATGAAAATCAGGATAACGTATAACAATGTAATACAAAGGGGTTAGAGATTATGAAGGACGTAGAAAGAGTAAATGCATTAAATAAAATGCTATTAAATGCGAACGTAGTAGCTTATGGAGCTATGGTTGATTTGATCAAGAGAACAGGGAGACTTGATCTTGATATGGATAGCGGAACCCATGTAGATGATTTTCCGGCTGGAATAAGGATCTTTACCGATAACGGGTTGATTTGTTTATCTATAACATCCGTGTATTTATCGGGGGAAGATAATTTGATGGTCGATGGATATGATGACGATAATGATAAAGTTGATGGGGTGGATGTTTATTACGACCAGATAAGTGAGGTGGTATATCTGGCTAAAGTCATATTAGAAGAAATGGAGGGAAAAGATCATGGAGAAAGCAGTTAAAACAGATATAGAATATAAGGAGATATTAGAGAAATCATTATCAGCTATCCAATATCTAAGAATACATGGATTCTCGACGTACATGGAATCGGAGGGAATTGTTAATAGGATAATGATGTTTAAGGATAAGAATGAGATGAGAGATCGAAAGATCAGATCAATTTAATAAAACTAAGGTAATCATATTAAATGGAGAATCATATGGGAGCTAAAATAACTTTGATGGGACCGGAGTGGATATCATTGGATGGTTCGCTGCCAAAAGTGCAGGAACCATGTTATTTCTTGGATAGAGAGAATGTGTTTCGTGGGGTAATGGATGAGTCGGGTGATGTATATGAGATATTGGATAATGATACCAATGATGTTGTATATCATAGCAATATAGAGGATGGATATATAGTTTTTTGGAAATAGTAATTTAAGGAGGATATTTATGGCATATTTAGCAGTCAACAGAGACGGAGAGGAGCTTGTGTTTAATGATTGTCCTATCTATGATAGGGTAGAGGACACATGGAAAATACCTATGCTTAGATGGGAACTTGTTTATGATGATCCAGATGATCATAGCGCGGGTGTTCATGAGGATGAGGTAAGGGATGATGATTATGGTGTAACATTACCCAACGGAACAATCGAGAGAATAATAGGTGGTCCATTGACTTTCGCCAATGAGCCAATAGAAATAGTAACAATAAAAAGCCATGAGTAAAGAATATAAAGCGATAAAGAATTATATCCATAATGAGCTTGGACTTACCAAGGAAGATATAATCAATGCAATTAGATCTGATATAAGACAATATGTTGAGAGGTGTATACGTAATACTTACGGGAATGATAATAATTTAGAGCGGTGGATTAAGGTTATGGTGGAGAATGAGCTTAAAAACAGAGATTTTAACATCGTTTCAAGGATGGTAGAAAAGGTATTACGAGATAAGATGTTGGATAATATAGAGATTATTGTAAGAAACAAGGATATAAATGATTGAGGATATGAATGATAAGGATATTTTAGATAAGGCAAGAATGGAGGGCATGAACCAAGGATATGGCTGGCGGTTCAGGAACTAGCTTACGACGGGCGATGGACGCAAGCCGCGGAGGAGCTAGTGTCTTCTTGTGGATTGACTGAAGATGAGTGTAGAAAGTTGCAGGAGGAAAGCGGGTCGTTTGATGATGAGATGCTTGAGTTTATTGACACGATATTCAGTCGTAAAATAGATTTAGACGAGAATAATCAAAGAATTAGTGTAAATATATCTACGATGAAAGTAGGTGATACATATAGTTTTGCTGACAATCATGGGGATATGGTAAAGATTAGAGCTATAGAGAGATCTAATCTAGGGTGCAGGGGATGTTATTTATCAAACGATGGAATATCATGCAGTGGATGTAATAAAGAGGAGCGGGAGACAAATGATGATATCGCTGTTATCAGGACAGATAAGATAGATGAGATGTTTTATGATGAGGAAGATGAATATGTAAACACGGATATAGGTGTAGTATGTACGTTTGCGTTAGGTAAGAAAAGAATAAGAGCGATAGCGTGTAAGATGATATCAGAGCATACTCGTTGTAGTGATTGTTGTTTTGAAGGTGGAAACTGCATGAATATAAGTTGTTATTGTGATGACAGGAAAGATAATACAGATGTATTTTATAAGGAGGTAATATTATGAATGGAGAGGATATAATACCTAAGATAACAGACAAACGTGGGATGTCATGGGGACAGCCCCATAGGAGATACATAGAAATTGATGAGGAATACGCTTTAATGACCAAACAAACCTTTGAGGGTCTTAGAGAATATTCAGTAACGATCCCATCGGGGAAATATGAAGGGAAGATGTGGAAGGCCAATAGAGGAGGTATATGGTATCTATATTGGTATGATCATGACGATAATCCATCAATGATCAAAATAGAGCGAAGAGAAATATTGTTACTTAATTAATACAAAATAATATGGGAGATAGAGTGCAAGAAGCCAAAGAAGAAGGCATAAGACAAGGAATATGGCTATGCATACAAAAATTGGTGGAACTGGAAAGGTTTGATATGGCAAAATATTTTATGATATCCTTTGGATTTAATAAAAATGAGTGCGAGGGGTTATTAGATAAAAATGGTCTAAACGATAAAATGGATGTATTTATCAACCGATTATTTAACGAAAATAATCATATAAGGTATTTGAAGGATATAGGATATCATAAGATAGGTAGTATATTTAAATATAATACCGGCATGGAGAAAATAGAATTGGAGGTAATAGAGATTGATGATAGCAGTTGTGATGGATGTGTATTTAATAACAGGGGTTATTACTGCATGTATTCTTGTTGTTGCAATATAGATAGGGAAGACAATACAGATGTCATATACAAAGAAGTAAAAAGATCATGAGTTTAATAGATAAATTAGAGGATTTGGTGGTCAAGGTAGACACCGAATACCAAGAGAAGATGGAGGCGGTGATCCGGGAGATAGTTCCGGGGATGCCGGAAGGGAACGTGCGCCATGCCGCCGAGTGTATGTGTACGGACAGGATGGGGAGCATGATGGATATCGATATTTATATATTAAAGGAAGAGGATAGACCTTACGAATGCCATTATCTAAAGGATCTGCTGGAGGATAGGGTAGCTAGAATAGCCAAAATGCATGAGGATGAAAGTTATACATACAATATGGATGATAATTATTGGTGCGCCACATGTGGATCCCATTCTCATAAAAAGGATTCCAAGACAGGGTATTGTTGGTATTGCGATACAGTTAATTGGGTTAAAGAGGATGGGAAGGATGTTGGAATATAATCATCAAATGTTATAATACGGGATATTATCCAGACGAAAGTCAAATTCCACAAGGGTTTGAGGAATGGTCATTCTCAAATATGCCGGAAGATGGAGAAATTGTAGATGTTTTGAGATATGGTAAGATTAAGACTATGAGATTTTATAAACCATATATGGCCTTTAATCCTTATTCTTCTTATGCTAGATTAGAAGGTTGGGTTTTAGGAGTTAAACATCAAGAGGGTATAACACATTTCAAAAGACATAATAAATAAAACATGGGAAAGAATAAGAGTATAAGAATAGGTCAAAATGAAAATAGGTCTATAAAAAAGGTACTTGAGGAGATAGAGGATAAGGCTATTGAATCTCGATATACGGATATGTATGATTGGCAGCGCAGAGATCTTTCAAAAGAGGATCTTTTTGAGTATGCGGAGGAGATGAGGAAATGTCTTGATAAGATATTTAATTTGGCGATTGATGAAAGGCTTAAATAATTAAACACAAAATCATATAAGATGATAACTTCTATAAGGATAGACGACAACAAGAAGACTCCATTTAAATATATCCAAAAGATAAAAGCGTTCAAAAATGGCTCTGAGTTTATATTCAAGCCCGGCGTGAATGTGATTGTAGGCAAGAACGGGAGCGGGAAATCAACCCTCCTGAATATGATATCGAAGTACATGTTGTGCGAGAAAAAGATGTGTTCTGAATTACCGTCAGAAGCATTGCATTTCCCGGATATATTTGATGATGACAAGGTGCTTGACGGGATCAGTATTAAGTCGGATTATATCGGGAAGGTATTCCATCTCCTACAACAAACTGAAATGAGAAAGGATGATATATTGGATAATATCAATAATTTAAGTTTGTATATGAATGGAGCATCTAGGTCCTCTGGGGAGAAGAATCTTCATGCCATGAACTCGCTTTTTGATTTTGTGTTTAACCAAGATGAGTATGCGTTTCCGATACAGAAACTTATGGAATTTAAGAAAAAGTCAAATGAGTTCTGGGCAAACAGGATCGACAATCTTTTAAAATACTACAAAGACAATCATGTGGTATTAATGGAGAAGGATTTTAAGTATACAATCATTATGGATGAGCCGGACAGGAATTTAGATATTGACAATATCATGGATCTGTACAAAGTATTGTCATTTCATAAACCGCAAACACAAATTATAGCCGTAATTCATAACCCGGCTTTGATTTACAAGTTGAGCAAGCTGGATTGCGTGAACTTTATTGAGATGACAAAAGGGTATTTGAAGAAAATTACTGGTTTTATGAATAAAAAATAAGAAAGGAGATGAGAGAAGAGTTGAGAACAATAGGATCAAAAGGACGCCATGTGTTTACAGCAACCTTTGTTAGATTTGGATTTAGGAATGGATACATTGGACCTGTAAAAACGATGCTTTTACAAGATGTGACACTTGATAGCAAAATAGTATCAGATCATTTGTGGTTCGATTTAACAAAAGGATTTAGTGGTGCTGATTTATCGCCAGGCGATGTGGTTGAGTTTTGCGCAAGGGTTAGTGCTTACGAGAAAGGATACAAGGGGCACAAGGATGATGTACTTAATAGACCGATAGAAAGAGACTATCGATTATCAAGACCGACAAAAATTAAAAAGATCGGGAAGAAATTAATATTAAAAGATGAGGGGAAATAATACATGATAATTATATGCCTAAAAAATTTATAATTTATTAAAATATAATGATATGAAAATTCAAGTAGAATTAAATTTGGAAGATGTATTCGAGGAAGCTATGTACAATGAAGCGACGTTGAAAGAGGAGTTTACCAGCTCGGTCAGGTTAGCTATAATACATGAACTTAAAGAAAAGTTCAAGAATGAGTTGATGAGAGAAATATCCAATCCGATATCAGAGAAGATTGAGGATATAGCGAGAGAATCAATGAACGATCTTGTCGAGAACGCCAGCGAGAAGAAATATAGATTCAGGTTAGATTATATGGATGAGGAGTTGACAGTAGACGAGTTTATAAGAGGCAGGATGAAGAAAGTTGTAGACAGCAACATCGAGACAATGGTAGAATCAAAAGCCAAATCTTTTGTCAATGAGTTAAGGAAAAGGTATGATATGGCGTTCGCTGCCTTTGTCGTAGATAGCATGAGAAAGCAAAATATGTTGAAGGATGAGAAGATAGCTGAACTGTTAAAAGATAATCCAGATGAGAGGTAGGGAGGATGCCAAAGGAAGGCGGCGATCGGTGCTCATGACACCGCCCGTACCGGAGAAGGTCAGGGTATTATCCCCGGCATGGTATAGGGCGGCAGTGGAGTTTCAAGGTAGGCCGGAGCAGGAGCGACTAGCCTTTTGCTCGTGGCGTTGTTGTCATGGAGGGTGTAATTTGTGTATGGATATAAGCAAATACAATATAAAAGGGCTTAAGATATATGGAGGATAAGGTGATTATATACCATTTTACGATTTTAGTGTAAAATGGTATATAATCACCTAAGCGTATTAACTATTAATAATGTTTATTTAATTTAATTCAAAAACAAAATGCCTACTTTTGTAGACACATAAAAATTACACATATGAAAAAGAGTAAATTTGTAAAGGAGTTAGAGAGGATCATCGATATGGTTAAGACCGGGGATGATGGTTTCGAGTATGGTGGTAAAGTCATTTTCTATAAAAAGATGATGATAACTATGAAATCTTGGTAAAGAACATCGAGATGAATCTTATGGTAGAGGCCAATACTATGGCTAGTATGGATGATAGGACTTTCGCCTGCCTTATGGGTGAGGTCTATAAACAAAAGTTTACAAAGGCTGTAACGATATCGGAGGATGAGGATGATGAAGACAATTGATAAGATGACCGATCAGGAGATATATGATCTTACTGATGAGCAGGTAGAGAAATTGATCGTAATAAGATGTGCGGAGGAAGGTGTCAGGTTTATGGATGAGCCTCCAATCATGAGGACATATGACTGTAAACCTATTTCTCCATCCCATTTCTTCTACTATTTAGAAGGATTGAATATAGCCGTTCTTGATCAGGATGATGCTATTAAAATAGCTAAGTTCTTAAGTGACTTTGATCTGTACAGGACTAGATATGATTTCACCGTATCCAATGAAAAGCTATACAGCAAATTGGATATAATTAATATCAAACATACTCCGATGTTTGATACGAAAGACGAGGAGACCTATAAGTCTATCAAGGATAAGAACGATAAGATTGAGGCGGAATATAAAGACCAGCTAGAGAGATATGAGAGAAATATGAAGAAAATGAGTAAAATTCGGGTCGAGATATGGGATAAAGTAGCCGATATAAGACATAGGATTGATAATATGAACTATCTTAGGTCGCTTTTTGCAAGGGAATATCTACCACTGGTGGATAATGATACGGATAAGGCTATGATATTTTTCAAGAAGGCTTATGGCGTGGATGATGATACGGAAAGATATATTCGTGAAGGAATAAAAGATTATCCTTTGTTTAACAATAATATAGATTAAAATGCACAATTGGTTTAAATGTACGGTTTCTTATGAGACCGATGCCGAGAACGGCATGAAGAAGAAGGTAAAGGAAGAGTATTTAGTAGATGCCTTTTCTTATACCGAATGTGAGGCTAGAATCATAGAGGAGATGAAGCCATTCATATCCGGTGAGTTTAGCGTTGATATCAAACGATTCAGGATAGCGGAATTGTTTGCCATGGATGGAGACCGGTTCTATAAGGTCACGGCTGATTATATTACGATAGACGAGAAATCGAACAATGAGAAACGCAAGGCGTTTAACTACATTGTTCGGGCCAATGACCTTGATCATGCCAAAAAGAATTTCGAGGAAGGCATGAAAGGAACCATATCAGATTTCGTTGTCACTTGTATCAAGGAAGAGAAGAAACTGATGGACTTCTACGAGTTTGATGGTAAGATCAGGAATCCGGAGAAAAATGAGGATAGTAGGCAGTAAAGCTAGCTACGAAACCACGTCGTCCATAGCCGAGAAGTTGATGGAGATAAGTAAAATGGAGGGTACGATTTATCGTATCCTCACATTGTCTAACAAAACTTATCTAGCTTCTAAATTAGGATATAGCAGATCGGGGTTCTATAAGAAGATACAAAACAGGAGTTTTAATATCCGGGAACTAGCTCAGATATTCGATACGATCATCAACTTCAAGGATCAAGATTGGACTGAGGGTAAGATTAATAGGCTTAAGAGGTATAGGGCTATGAGCCTTATGGAGTTCAACAAAAGTTATAAAAAGAAAAAGGCATGAGAGGTAGGATGTTACCGTGTGAGAGATGTGGGAGGATGGTAACCATAAGGAGTAAGGGGTTGTGTCCCGCGTGCAGAGCCAAGGAGCTACCGCCAAAGGAAAGGGCGGCGATACGGGTGAAGGCCAAGCCAAAGGGGAAGAGCCTAGCCGTTTTCTTTGGCGCCCATGTGGCTAGATTGAGTATGACAAGGAGATCTGCTACCGGCGCATACATACCATGCCCGGGGGTAAGCAACATATGCCACTTATACCCTAAACGGAAATATAAATCAGTTGCTGAGGATAATGATAACATTATCTACTTGACGGCTGATGAGCATACAAGATTCGATTATCTATTAGATACGATGGATTTCAGCCAGCTCTTGGACGAGTTTGGCAACGTATGGCTGTTGGCAGCCAGAAGGATGAGGGATCTCGCACCTAGAGTCGAGGAGGATGGTAAATTAAAAACCAGATTATTATCATGGATAGAAGAAAACAAAAATTACTTCTAGCTCTTGGATACGAAGCTATAAGTGATACGATATATAAGAAAGGCACGGATATGGAAGTCATAAGCGATCAAGAATCGTTTGATGATATGAGAGTCCGTTTATCCAAAAAACATCATGTGGTTATCACGGATGATGGTATTGTAATAGAGTTTGTTCATAATAAGACAATGGACGAGAATGCGTCATCATATTATTGGCGATCATCGTTACCAATATTAAGATCATATCATACAGATCCTAAATTTACCGCTTTCTTTGGCATATTAGACGTTTTGTCAACGATCCCAAAGAAAGATATGGTCGAGGAGAAAAAGCCTGTTGAAGAGCCTAAAAACGAGCCTAAGGAGGAGATGGAGGTTGAGTATGATCTGGAGACAGAGCAACAGTATTATGCCGCTGAATGGATAAAGGATATCCCGACACCAGTGTTATATAGAATGACTGTCGCTGGCAAACGTGTGTATTATGAGATGGATGTTGATGGGTATCCTATCATATACGATGGAGCCACTAACAATATCGCCAATGGGTATTGTGATACGTCCGGCGCTTTGGAGAAGTGGAAGAATGAGATGAGGCTCAAGGGTAAGGATCCTGATGAGTACGCTAACTACAGGGCTGACTTAGGTACTATCATGCATTATCTATTTGGGTTGTATCTGACCGGGGTTAAGATAAAGCTGATCCCGACGTGGATAAGGAAGGCTGTCAAGGAGGCTAAGCTGAGAATAGACAAGTATAGGATGGAGCGGATATTAGTGGATAACATTGATGAGTTGATAGAGGATCTAATATCATTTGCCATATTCTGCAAGGAAAGACATGTAAAACCTGTATTGATCGAGAAGATGTTGAGGTCAAGGAGATTGAAAGTAGCTTCTTCGGTGGACGCAGTGGTGGAGATGGATAGCGAGCCGGAGATGGTGGAGATAGAGGTCGAGACAGGAGAGTTCTATAAGACGGGAGCCAAGAAAGGTCAGCCTAAGACGGAGAAAAAGAAGATAAAGAGATGCAGGAGGATATTCGCTATATTGGACTTCAAATCAAACAGGAAAGGCAATTTCTATGACGAGTATGCTTTCCAACTTGAGTTATATAGAAGAATGATACAGGAGAACTATGGAAAGATATTGGAGATAGAGGAGATATATAACTTCGCTCCGGGTGATCCTACCGCAAAGACCAGCCAATATAAGTTGAAGAGACAGACTGACAACCCTATATTGAATATGGCTACCGTAGTATATCTTCAAGGTAAGTATAAGTTTGAGAAAACCAATTATACGGTTACGTCAAGGATCGGGTCTTTAGATATAGAGGGTGATTTTGAGTTGAATGGTTTGATAAGAAAAGAGTCGCTGAGAGATTATATATATAGAGTGATGAGTGAGAGGAGGGGATGATGGAATTTAGGGAGTTCAATAAGAGCGTTCATCGGTATGAGCTGGATCATAGCAAGCCAAGAAGGAAGCTGACGTGCCCTCAATGCGGCAAGGATAAGTGTTTTACGCCGTACGTGGACGTAACCACCGGTCAGATCGTTGGAGAGCAGTTTGGGGTGTGTGATCATAAAAATAAATGTGGTTACTTTAAATATCCAACAGGGAGCGAACTTGGGAACAATGATCTTTTTACCGATTCAAACAAAGTATTAAGGAGGTACAGACCTCCTATGGATCCGGATATAGCCAACTGCATTCCGGTAAGCAAGATGTTTGAGACGCTTAATCCTTTCGAGACATCCGATCTTCAGGATTATCTATCCAATATCTTCGGATCGTATCATACCAATAGGGCATTTAGCTTGTATAAGGTGGGGATGATGAGATTCGGGGACTGGGGTAAGTGCTGTGTGTTCTGGCAACTGGATAAGAATTGGGTAGTGCGGACCGGGAAGATAATGGACTACGGGCCTGACGGGAAGAGGGTAAAGGTTCCCATGGATCATGTATGTTGGGTGCATATACTGGACGGTCAGGATTACCTGCTTAGGCAATGCCTGTTCGGGGAGTTTCTTATCAACTTCTATCCCAATGACGCTCCGGTGTATATAGTAGAGTCAGAGAAGACGGCTGTTATCTGTAACATCGTGTACCCTAGTAGGTTGTTTATGGCCTGTGGCGGTATCCATATGCTGAAAAGGGAGATGATAGAGACATTGGGTAGGAGGCGGATAGTCCTGTACCCGGATAAGGGCGACGCTTTCAACGAATGGAGAAAGAAGGTAGACAAGGATATGAGGGGGATGAATATAGAGATAAGTAATTTTCTAGAATCAAAACCCAATATAAATGAGGGAATGGATATAGCGGATTATTTTATTATTAAACAAATTTACAATGGCAAAGGTAGTTGACAATTACAAGAAATTCAAGGTGCTTGAAATAACAAGACAGGAGATGATGGATAAGCTCACCAGATATGGGTGCTTAGGTATTTGCGATATGTGTAACAGACCTACATCCGTGGGCTATTATGTAGCAGTAATCAATCAATGGATGTGCGAGGACTGTTATAATGATTTCATCAAATCAGTTGACAGGTATGAGGAGGATATGAGAATAGAGAACAGGAATTTTAATAGATTCTGTGATCTATTTAATGTCAAAATACAAGAAAAGGCATGAGAGAGCTATCTTTAGCCCAGAAAGCTATGTTAAACGGATCCGTATGCCCGTATTGCAAGGCCCCATCCACTATGATAAATACGGTGGAGGGAAAGCAAGTTGGGTGCGATAAGTGTGGGGCTTGGATGAGATCCGATTCTACGGGTAAACCTGTAGGTAGGTTAGCCAAGCCGGATCTCCTTAGGTCTATGGATATGGTAATGACCGAGATCAACGTATTCTTAATAAAAACAGGACATGATAGACATGATCTTTACAAAGAACTATCCGGTGAGCTTATGATACCGGAGGAGCATATATCCCCTTACAAGATGTCTTTGCCATCATTACTTAAAATCATGAGACATATCAAGACATATAGTGATAATCGGATACAGATATATGATGGAGGGAGGGGGAATAACTGCCCTAGGCATAAGGCGATAGCGATAGGCGGTAGCGCATGCCACGGATGTCCGGAGCATCTATTCCATGTAGTGGATAAGGTAACTGACTTGGTGGTGTGTGACGCTGACATGAGTTACGGTGATTACAAAAAATAATTATTAATAAAAATTGACAGAACATGAAAGTAATTTTCATTCACAAACAGACAGGGTTTTATGTAGGAGGATCAGTGTTTAACAAGACATGTGGTTTTTACAAATGTAGGGATAAGATGATAGAAAAAGGCATAAGCGAGGATAAGGCTAATATGCTGATTGATATAATAGGTCCACACGTATGTGTGTGGGAGATAAAGGATGGAGACGATTCTTATGAGAGCATGAGAGATAGACTCGGGGATAAAGCCTCGTATCTGGATGGAGAGGATATTATCGTAGAAGATTATGATTATGACGAGGAGGGCGAGAATGGGGAGATCGACTGAATACTATAGGACACATCCGGAGGCCAGAAAGAAGAAGGCTGAGACGGACAAGAAGATTAATGCTCGTCCCGAGCAGAAAGCCAAGAGACGGGAGTTGGGTCGTAAGAATTACAAGACCGATAAGCTGAAGGGTAAGGCTTATAGGAAGGGGAAGGATCTATGCCATACGGCTAAGGGATTAAGATATAAATCAAGATCAGCTAACAGAGGATCTAAATCCGATACGGCTGGCGATAGAAACGCAAGAGGATGAGTGAGGATAGGATATGGAGGTCATCCAAGGAGATCATCATGGATGCCTATGAGAGGATAAGAAAGTATCAGTCGGGAGAGCTTCTCCCGGCTCGTACTGGATACGCTTATCTTGACAAGGCGTTACTGGGCGGGTTCTACCCACAACATGCGGTGGCTATAGGCGCTAGGCCCGGAGTTGGCAAATCTTATCTGGCGCAAAAAATCATGAGCAATGTGATGAATGTCAATATCAATCCACAGGCAGATGATTATGTATGGTTAAGATGTGAGTTTGAGATGAACCCAGAAGATTTGATGTTACGTTCACTATCAAAAAAAATGGGGAAAGACATACAAGATATACTCCTTAACGAGATGTCAGAAGATGAGGTAAAAGAAATGCAGAGATGCCTTAGAGAAGAGAACTCTAGCAGAATAACATACATCCCTAAACCATCAACCGTAGATGAGCTTCAAAACTTTCTATGGAATGAGTATATGCCAATAAACAAGGATAAGAAAATGGTATTCGTGTCTATAGATCATACGGCTCTAGTACAAGGTTCAGGAGACGCTAAAAGGAATATCGACTCGTTGATAACCATGTGCAATATAGCTAAGAGGACTTTTCCTAATATTTTCTTTCTTATAATATCCCAACTCAATCGTGATATCGAAGGACGGCGGGATCCAAAGGATCATATGCCAAAGCAATCTGATTTTTATCAATCAGATACATTGGGACAGTTATGTACGGCTATGGTAGCGTTAAATATACCGAAAAGATACGGGTACTCCTCATACATGCAATTTCCGCAAGGATGGTATCCTAATCTGGAACGTTTCAAGAGCGAGTCAAGACGATCCTTCCGTGTGGATGGATTATTGTTCCATCATATCGTAAAGGTCCGTCAAAGATCATTGGAGGAGATTGACGCTATACATGTAGATATCATGAAAGGATATGAGCGATATTATCCTGATGGAGGGGTGGTGCGCCAAGAAAGACCGGGAGGCTCGGATGCCCCCGTGGGTAGCGGCAAGCCGGACACGACCGTAGTGACGCTTCCGCCCCCACCTCCCGGTGTTCCATTGGAGCAACAATATATACCGCCCAGTGATGATTTCAATGTAGTACATGACGAAACACCTTATTGACATGAGATTGAGACATAATTACTTGCTTGTAGTGATAAAGGTGCTGGAAATGTTCTTAAAGACCGTATTGTCGGTTGAGGATAAGATGGGGATAAAGGAAATTATATCCTCGTTAAAGGAAATGGCTAAATACAGCATCAGATATATCATAAATCGGGAACGGGAAAAGGAGATCATGAGTATCTGTGATGAGGTATCCAATAAGGTACAGGAGTATAAAAGGATAAATGACAACTCAATGATATTGGAATTGGAGAACCTAAAAAGGGAAGTTGTGGCGGTGGAGGATCTTCTTAGCTCATACAAGGGGGTTCTTGACGCCGAACTGGTGATAGCCGAGGATGATATCAGAATCATACGGGACAAGATCGCTATAAGCCTGAGGGAGGACGGAACATGTAAGAGCATGACTGATGCTGATAAAAGGGCTAGGGTGGACGTAAGATACGAGAGGGCGTTAGAGGATTATCGAATCCTTCTAAGATGCGCCAATACGGTTAGGGCTAAGATGTCGGTTGTAGGGCATCTTAACCAATCTATAAATCAATCTATATCAGTTGGTAGAGTTGGTATGGCTAATGAATCTTATACGGTAAAACAGTATGAAAAAGGGAAAGAGATTATCGAAAGCAGACGCCCTTAGGGTGTTGAGAAGGGCTTACAATCTAATAAAGAATGATAATTATGTATTTATGTGCAAAGCAATAGAAAAGGCAGCGGTTGAATTATCACTTGCTGAAAGATCATGTGTGGCGTGTTATCTTATACCAGAACTGAAGATGTTCAAACCTGTAAACAGAAAAAATGGAGATTTTTGGTTTCATTCATCAAAGAAAAACATAAGGTTACATATAATAGATACGCTAATAGATATATATAACGGAAATGATCATCCCGATATAGTCGAGAGGGTAGCCAGAAAGATAAGGTCAATATTTTAACTCATTAGCTTATGTATATAAATTTTGAACAGATGATGACATCAGGATTAACAATGTCTGATGTCGGGTATCTTTTGATGATCCGGCAGAAAGAGGAGATGGCTAGCGTCATTCCAAAGGAGAAAATAGATAGTTATAAAGCATCTGGTTATATCGAGCTTCAGAAGAATGGGAAGTGGAAGATAACGCCAAGGGGAGGGTCGCTGCTGATGCTGATAGAGACACCCGGCCTGACACCGGAGGTCGAGGGGATCCGGGACCGTATCGTTGGTGTGTATAACGATATGGGTAAGGATACAGGAGCTATCAAGGAGGTAGAGAAACGGCTCGTATGGTTCGTAGCTAATACCAACTTCAAGGAGGGACCTATAGTAAGAGCCGTAATATCCCACATAGATCTTAAACGTGAGTATACGATGAGATTGGATAACTTGATATGGAAACCATCAAATGTATATAGTGTGCATATGAGTTTATCGGAATCAACGTTATTCGATACGATCATAAAAATGTATGGCATGACGTCTGACTTGTATCTTAGGGAGAACAAGAACAAGGAACTGGCATGGTTGTTCGCCATAAGCCGGCTCCCGGATCCTCCCAAGAAAATGGATAAGGAATACGCTATCACAGGCGATGTTAAGATGGACATCGAAAGGATATCGGATATAAAAAAAGAATTAGGTAGAAGATTAAAAATGTCGATTTAGTATGGAAAGAAAAGAGGTTGAAAAAGTAGTCAAGGAAACGATATTCGAGAAAATGGGTGAGTTTACGGGTCTTAATCATGCCGCCGAGATCAATAACGAGGATGATCTGGAAACTGACATGGGTATGGATCCCTTGGATTTCGTAGAGGTGGTGATGGGGATTGAAGAGAAGATGGATATAAGGATTCCGGATGATGTCTTTGGCGATAAATCTGTCGATGAACTAACTGTAGGGATTTTTGTGGATATGTTGTATGATTGGGTTAAGGGTAAGTAATGGATTTCGGATATGATGATTGGGAAGAGGGGTTAGAGACCCCTCTTGTCGATGATTGTGATGACGATCATGAGGAGGAAGAATATGATTTCAGTTAAGGAGTTAAGACCGGGCAATCTTGTAAAAGACAAAGCTGGTGATATATGGAGAGTAGGGTGCGTTACCGGTATGCGTAATGAAAGTGGATCATTAATCCTTGAACGTGAGGTTGATGATGGGATAATGAAATGGTATTCAGGGGAAGATGATGTCATGCCTATTGAGATAGACGATAACCTTCTTGACGCTATCGGTTTCAAGAGTGACAAGAATAGGGACGTATATCGTGGACACGGGATGACCATGGAGGTTTTTGGCGACGAGTATTATCTCGGACTTAGGGATATGGAGGATGACCTGAGCGAGCTTATCCAGATAAGGTATTTGCATAACCTACAGAATATTTCGATGGATTTATATGGGCGTGACATAAATACGGAGAGGCTTTATGATCGTTCCGGAGAATAACTTGCTATGCAAGACGATAGGCGGTGAGAAGGTGCTTGCCGCATCCTACTCACAGATAGACACGTTTGTTCAGTGTCCGTATAAGTGGTATAAGACTTACGTGGAGGGTCACAGATCCACGGAGAAGCACGAGGCTACGTCATATGGTACGGTTATCCACCAGACAATGGAGTATTTCTTCAAGAACGGATGTAGACCTTCTTATGAGGATATGAGTAAGGCTTTCAATTACTATGCGGATATAGAGAAGATTCCTTTTGATAGCGTAAAATCCCAGATCGAGTCTATGCAACATGCGGCTAGGCTAATAAGATGGATTGTGGGGTTGTTTGAGAAGGATGCTGCTGGCAATTATAAGAAGGCATGGTCTGATCTTACGCCAATGGAGAAGGTGATCCGGGGGTCGAGACCGGTAGGCGTGGAGGAGGACTTTGTCTTGCCCTATAAGCTGCCCAAGCCCCTTACTTTGGATGGCGTTACGTACGATAAGGTACATATCATAGGATCGGTGGACTGGCGTGGAGAGTATAAGACAAAGGACAGGATAGCCATGTATACGATAGACTGGAAGTCCGGGAGAAAGTTATTCGATGAAGATAAGCTGCTTCATAATCTCCAACATCCGATATACGCCTTTTACATACTCAGAAAATATAAGGTATTGCCGGATATGTGCAGCTATTTCTTTACCCGCATGCTGGACAATCAGAACGTGAAGGTAGATAAGGAGAAAGTAGAGAGATCGGTCAAGGAACTTAACGATATTCTCCTTGACATGTATGATTTCGAGACAAATAAAATAGATAGCTATCAAGCTCACGTTTGGGACGACGCCAAACAGGGGTATAAGTACGAGAAGCGCTACCTCATGGGACGCCAGCCGGCCTGCCTTGAACCCCGCCCCAAGCCCTTGTGTTTTTGGTGCGATTTCTCGATCCACAAACAAGGGACATGCAGGTACTCATCGGATTGGGATGAGTCAAAAAGAAAGAATAAAAAAGATTAACTTTATTAAAAAGCCTAGGTAAATATCTAGGCTTTAATTATATTTGGCCAATAAATAAACGATTATGGATAAAAACGAAAGAGAAAAACAGGTATTGGATCTTCTGATGTCTAGAAGGGATATCAGGAAATTGGTAGAGAAATCAAATGAATGTTATTCTAAAATGGATTTCGTTGGTGCCATGAAATGCCGGCAGGAGATAAAGGATATCGTAGACCGGGAATCGAAGATCATGTTGACAAAAAGCGAGTCTTTGGTGAGTTTGATGAACAACGCTGATAATGAATATAAATTCAATATGTTGGTATGGCTACATTCCATGATGTGTATGGCAGATGTGTTTAACGGGATATTGGAGGATTTCAAGGATGGGGTAAGGAAAGCCAATGGCAACTCTAAGTTCGTTAAATTCGATAATCTGGATCGGTTGATGACAGAATGCAAGAAGGAGATTGATTGCCTAATGAAAGGTACAAGTAAATCGTTTCAGATATCTTTCGCCGTAAGAAGCGATGAGTTAAGGGAGATGATAGAGAATATGGTTGGAGACAATATCCGAGAAGGGTATGACATATTCAAGGAAGAGGCTGAGATGGTAAATGAGACAGATAGGAGCAAGATAGAGGAATTTAATAAGAAGTTAGATCATGATTAAATTCAATATAAAGATAGGCGATATAGTCCATACCCAGATAGGAACAGGAGAGGTGATAGCCATAAGCAAGACCAAGGAAACTTTAATGGTGAAAATGGACGATGGCCGGGAATGTGCGATAAGACTAGAGTACGTGAAAGACGTTTTTGATAACTACAGATCCAAATGATATACAAGTTAAGACCATATCAAGAGGAGTGTGTTAAAAGTATCTCCGATTACATAAACTCTGATAGACATGATCCAGTATTAGTCATCGGACCGGTAGGTTGCGGTAAATCGATCCTCATAGCAGAAGCGGCTAGATTGATGGGAGATAAGACGCTGGTTCTCCAGCCGTCTCGCGAATTACTAATACAAAACTACTGCAAGCTTACATCATATGGCATACCGGCGACCATCTACTCCGCCTCCTGTGGCAAGAAAGAGCTATCTAACATGATATACGCCACGTTAGGGTCTATCAAGAAGGTTGTTGGGCAGCTTAAGGAGATGGGAATCAGAAACGTATTGATAGATGAGGCTCATGCCGGATACAGTCCTGAGGATGGCAGTGAGTTCATGACATTCATGAATGAGCTGAAGCCGAGAAAGGTGATAGGGTTTACAGCCACGCCATGTAGACTTAAAAACATGTCGATAGGACAGACATCATATTCCCAACTTAATTTCATCACTCGTATGAGACCGGTGTATTTCAAGAATCTGATTCACGTGATACAGGTAGAGGAGATGATAAGGCAAGGATTTTGGACGCCTCTTAAGTATGAGACATGGGATTTCAATGGAGATGCCCTTAAACTCAATTCTAACGGCTCCGAATATACGGCTGAGTCTATTAGTGAGGCGGTGAGAAAAAATGGCTTAAACAACCTTATTTTGCGTCGATTGATGGTATTAAAAGACGTATGTAGATCTATACTGGTGTTTATGGATTCTGTTGAGAGCTGCAATACTGCCGCCGAATGGATGAACGCCAAGATATGTGCCGGAATGGCGGAGGTGGTTCACGGAGGCACGCCAAAGAAGCAGCGGGAGGCTATAGTTGAGAGGTTCAAGTCGGGTAAGACGAAGGTAGTGTTCAACTATTCCGCCCTCGGTACGGGATTCGATCATCCGGGTCTGGACTGCGTGATAGTAGGAAGACCGACATTTTCGTTCTCATCGTTTTATCAGTGGCTTGGCAGGGCGGTTAGGATAAAGGACGGTAAGGATAGCGCATTGGTCGTTGATTGTTGTAACAACTCGTCAAGGTTCGGTGATATAAGGAAACTTAGTATAGAGAACTACAAAGGATATGGATGGGGGATGTTTATCGGCGATAAACTAATTACCAATATCCCGATGGGGGATAAGGTAACGAAAACAGATCTGGATATCAAAGCCGCCAAGAAAGACCGAAGGGGGGGGCTGGCGCAGGGCGTGACCGCCTCCCCTGTACCCGGGAGGCCGGATCATCCCCTTGGCTCTACGGTAATAACATTCGGGAAATATTGTGGGTGGATGTTGCATTCGATCCCAGTATCGTACCTCAAATTCATAAACGAGACATTTGACTGGGATAATGATAGGAACAAGGATATAAAAGAATACATAGATTTTTTAATCAAAAACAACAGATTATGACAGGATGTATATATCATGAGGCTGATCTTGACGGAGTAATGTCAGCGGCTATAGTAAAAAAGTATTTCAAAGGGGACATTGATCTTCTTCCTTACAATTACGGCAAGGAAATACCTGACGTGAATAAATATGATAAGGTATTTGTAGTTGACGTATCATTTGGCGATAGAACGAGATTCTTATTCGACGAATGGGAAGACAAGGGGATAGATGTCACATGGATAGACCACCATAAGACGGCGATAGAAGCTGTGAAGGACTATAATGTCAAAGGCAAAAGACGTATCGGAACGGCGGCTTGTGAGCTTACGTGGGAATATCTTTTCGATGATATCAAAACCCCTGACGTGGTAAAATTATTGAGCGCTTATGATGTATGGGATCATGATCGCTTCGAATGGAGTGACGTTCTTTCATTCCAATATGGGATGAGAGGGTATTGCGGGCTTGACGTTGACATGGTCAGGGAGGTGCTAAACAAGGCGAATGGCGAGTTTGTTTCTGATATGATAAGAAATGGCGAGGCCATAATAGAATATATCATCGAGAAAAACAGAGGAGAAATGAAGATGTTCTCATTCGAGGCAGATATATTTGGATACAAGGCGATATGTATGAATACTACGGAGTTTAACTCCACCACATTCGAGTCTATGTACGATCCTAGAAAACATGATTTGATGATGCCATTTTGCTGGAACGGCAGATTCTTCAGATGCTCGTTCTATACCACCAAGAAGGAGGTGGATGTCTCGGCGCTGGCACGCAAGGCCAACCCATGTGGAGGAGGCCATAAGGCGGCTGCCGGATTCCAGCTTAGCGTGGAGGATATGATGGGATTTTTGAAAGAAAGGAGGATGTGATATGGTAGGGTTGATATCTATTATTATAATAACAGTAATCTCCTTTGCCATGATGATGGAGGGATGGAAAAAATATGATTCACAAAAGTTTTACACAGGGTTGCTTGTAATAGGCATAAGTATCATAATGATATTTCCAGTAATGCAATATAATATGGAGAATATGAAAAACGTGTATAAATTTAATAAACTTAACGAGATGAAGCTAGATGATTACGGTTTCGGTTTATTCGAGTACAATGGCGCTCTTTATTTCAAGGAGGCAGAGGGTGAGAGATGCTTTGATGTAAGGAGCGGGAATGAGGCTATTATCGGGAAAGATAAAATTGTAACGGCCTTGGAGGATTGATCATGAGAAAACTTGACGACACCAACAGGACAAGGAAGAGGAGCGTACGACACTCGTGGGTAAAGGTAGGTCCGGGGATTCAACGCTGCGCTATTTGTGGGATCACGAAGCGAAGTGAGTATATAGACGGGAAGACCGTTCATTGCGTGCATCTATCATCTGGTGAGCTTTACTCTATGACAGGAGAGACGCCAGAATGCAGGGATTTAAGCGAGTTTTATTAATTAAAAACATGAGATATGGCAACGTGGTATAAAACCGGGGAGGAAATAAAAGCTATGTATCCAGACATAATCTTTGAAGAATATTGGATAACGAGAGAAGATGCCGCTAAGCTGAAGAGGCACGAACCTGTCATAAAAGGATGGGCTACAATAGAAATGAATGGTAATATTTTATCATGTATTGCAGGGAAAAATAAGAGCGATGAACGAGATATATTATTACATATTAAAGCATTATCCTCACTTGATGATGATGTAGCAATAAGAATACACCAAGAGGGAGGGGAAAGGATATGAAATACGAATTTAATAAATTTGACAAGGTCTTTTGCGAGGGTGAGATCTGGGAGGTTGAAAGAACGGCGGATAATACAGGTACGATGAAATTATCAACGTTATATCCAAAGGGATATGGTTTCATGTGGGCTGGAGAGGATGAGGTATTGCCGCTACATATAGCTATAAGGGAACGGCTTATAGACAAGGATGAGGCGGAGGAGATAGTAATGAATAGCAATAAGGCCTTATCGGAGGAGATCATCCAGCTAGATGGGAATGAGGACGCCAATAAAGGAGGTGGGCTGCCAGGCAAGGACGGGACGGGGAAGGACGACCGGGCCGACGGTAAACTCCGGTGGGATCTCCTTCCTTTGGCTGAGATAGAGGACATCGTGAGGGTATATACGGAAGGTGCCAAGAAGTACGCTGATAACTCATGGCAGGATATACCTGATGGGTTCAATCGTTATCTAGGTGCACTCATGAGACACTTGGTTGCTTATACGAAAGGGGAGAGATATGATAAGGAGGGATTCATGCATCTATCCGCCGTATGCTGGAACGCCATAGCGTTATTATATTACGATAAACATAACAAAGGGCTTATAGAATGGAAGAGTCAGGAAAAAGAGTAGTAGATGAGAGATTAAGAGCTATCGACAAAAGAACAGGTAAATACGTTAATGTAATCAAGCGCACTATTGATGATAGCCTATTCCCGATAGTTAAGTATCTCAGTTACAGTTATAATGAATTAAATTATGATTATGTAAAGAATCTGAATTTTGATGTAGACGTAAATTGGGAGCAGCGTAGATATCAGATTGTTAAGGATTTATTATCTAACAATTTCGATGGGAGAAAGATGAGTATAGATGAGGTAGATAATGCTATATTTACCGCTGATTTGATTATTAACAGATTAATAACTATTTGAGATGGTAAGAATTGATTTTTTCACGAAGAAAGACGCTGAATACAGCGACTACATGCGATATATTATCGCCAACACATTACAGGGGTATGAGGGTGAGGTCACGTTAAACCAGATCCCGGAGAACAAAGCCACGGAGGAGGAAATATCCAAGTACGGTATAGAGGTATATCCTACTATCATCGTCAGCGGTGATAACATGGATGGCTTTAATAAACTTGAGGGGATGGCCAGAAAAGCTGATCTTATTAACGTCATGTCGTTATACGACAAGAAATAGGCTTATGACGATAAGGGATAAATATTTTGGTTGGAAAGATATATTCTTTGACAGGTTCGTGCATTGTTGTAATGAAAAAAGTGACCAACCACAAGGAAGTAATATACCTCTAGCCAAAATAAACTTCGATAACAAGACAGGATATGTAGAGGACGGGACTATTAATATAGCCGAGCTTCTTCAATATCTTTGGATAAATAATAAGGTCTATGGGTGTGAATATGCACCCATAGATATATCTTCTGTCTTACAAACATTGATTAGATTGACCGAGAACGCTAAACATATGTTTGAGGATCAACCGGGTATATATGATATGATCCCATATAGAGGATTTTTTCTTAGAGATGACTTTTCATCCGGGAAAGATTATTCACTTGATTTGGATAAAATAGTGAGCGGTATGGGTGGATGGTATGGAGAGGATGAAGACCCATGCTATTCGATGTTTGTTAGCCAAGATCAGATATGGAACTTAAATCCGATATTAAAGGTATTAGCTGATGAGGGATCTATTCTAGCCAAGGAACTTGGGTATGATATGAACTCATATGTCAGCGATAATGGATACACGATATACAACCCATATCTGTCATGGATCAATCATTACTATCATTATTGCCCGACATTTAATGAGGATAAATTAAAGCCCTGGGATAGGGTAGAAGATAGAAAGAATAAGTTCAAGATGACGGATAAGGTCAAGAGAGGTGCCAATAACTGGTACTATTCAGGCGGGACTATATCTTGCGTGGATAGCTTCTTAGGGAAGAAATACAGGAAGAATCTCCGGACTTTCATATATCGTGGAATAGTGTTCTTTCTGGATCGGATATGGCATACGTCTTTATTTGATAGGATGGGCGTGAAAATGAAGTACAACGCTTATTATTGCTATGCCGCTACCTCCGGGATATGGTATGATAAGGGATTCAAAAGAAGACTAGCCAAGAGGTTTAACAGGTCGTTGAGCGGCGGCGGGGAGCTGTTCGGGGCTAACCTAGCCTGCATGGTATGTGACCGTAAGGATATCGATTGGGAGGCGCTTCGTTTTTGGCTTGAAAAATACGATGATCCTACTGATAAGGGTATGGTGAATAGTCCTATCCAATTTATGTATTTATATTTATATTACACTTTTAACAAATAACTTGAAATGAAGAAGATAAATGACTGGGTTATAAAAACATTTGGGTTGAGAGGTTCATGGAGCTGGGCTAAGAAACAGATGTTAAATGGAGCGATCATTAAACGTAAGGCTACTACAGGGACATACAAAATAGCTATTGATAATGACAAGAATAGGTTACTTGTAGCCACATGGGGTCATCTAGATCAAAACCCTGTATGGGAAAGGTGTCCGCATAGTTTATTAGATGAAGATGCGGTTGATTATTTTGTTACAGCTCATAAGGAATTATCATATGGAGGTATAAAGATCAGAATGAAAGATGAATTTAACTATAATGATAAAATATCGAAAGCATGAAAAAGATTACCGATAAAGACGTAGAGGCTCTTAAAGCCGGAAAGAAGGTGACAAAAGGTTTTATCCATATGCAATTGGATGATAAGGGAAAATTGAACTTGTGGAGTGATATCGATATAACTGACAATTATAGAAGTCTTAAGATAGACGCTAACAAATTGTTTGATCATGGGATTCTTTCAGAGGAATATGATAAATTGAGAGTTATAAATATAGGACAACAGGGACGAAGGTAATGAAAGTGCATATTATTAATCATCGCTGCGGTGACGATGAAATAGAAGTTAAAAATGGCATACGAGTTTTTGATTGGGTTGGTAATGAGTTTATTATAAATCTAAATAATTTTGGGGAACTGGAAATAAATGGATTGAATGAAGGTTTATGCATTATACCTCAATACGGGAACCAAATTGTCATAAAGAAACAGATTTAAAGCAACGCATGACGCTATGGACTGGGAATTTAAGATTGAAAACATTGAATCATAATTTAATTTAATAGACATGGAGACTAAAATATGCAAGAAATGTGGTAAAGAATTACCAGTAGATAAATTCTATAAGAACAAATCACAAAAGGATGGGTTTGGATACTACTGTAAGGATTGTGTAAATGCCTACAAATCGTCCAAAAAAGCCAATGCAGATGGGGGGGGGTAAATTAACGAAAGTGTTTACCAATCCAGATCTAGCCAAATTCAAACCTAGAGAACTTATCGAAGAACTAAAAGCTAGAGGTTACAAAGGCACGCTCACCTATGAGCAGGTAATAACATTATAATATAATTTAAAAGATGGCAAAGAAACAGTTAAAGATCCCGTTTAAGGACGGGAGACCATGTAAATGGGTTAAGGATGTTCATGATGAGGAACGCGATAATTATGAGTTTGATGAATGCCTTGAGATATACGGGTTCGTCCGTGGATGCTCCTCCGCCGTAATGATATTAAGACCGGCAGATGATCATGGGAAGGATTTCAATTATGTCAACAGTATCTATTATCAAGTATTTTTGACAGATAGCAAGGAGATAATACAACATATGATACATGGGGTCATATACGGTAAATGGACTTTTGTTAAAAGGGGAGAAAATTTTGGTATAAAATTGGTTAAGGTCTTGCCGGGGATACACAAATGTATATTACGTATAGCCGAAAAGGATATTTTTGGCCATGAAAGTAAATAAAAATGGAATTTATGAAAGCGGAGAAAAATATGACAGTACAAGATTTGATAGACGAATTGATGCTTGTCAAGGATAAGAGTAAGGAAATAAGGGTTGTTGTAAATACGAATGATTATATAACATCATACCCTGCTTCTTTATTTGATATGTCTATAAAAGAAGGGGAAGATATAGCCAAAGATCATTTTGATAATATAATTACTATAGAATTGTATAGATAAACAATAGACAATATGAAGGTATTATCATTATTTGACGGGATATCATGTGGGTATCTAGCATTACAAAGAGCCGGTATACCTATTGGGACTTACTATGCCTCAGAGATAGACAAGACATGCATAAAGGTAAGTCAAAAACATTTTCCTAATATTATTCAATTAGGGGATGTTAATAACTGGAGAACATGGGATATCCCTTGGAAAGACATAGATCTGGTCATGGGAGGGTTCTGTTGCCAGAGCTTCTCCAGCTCAGGTAAGGGTAAGGGGTTCATGGACGCTCGTGGAAGGCTTTTCTTTTGCTTCTCGGACATCGTAAAGCATTTAAGAAAGGAAACCAAAGGTAAAATCCTGTTCTTGGGCGAGAACGTCCGGATGCGGGACGAGCACCGCTGGGTGATCACCGAGGAGCTTGGCGTGGAGCCGGTGGAGATCGATAGTGCCTTGGTCTCGGCACAGACCCGGCATCGCCTTTATTGGTGTAATTGGCCGGTAGAAATGCCGAAAGACAAGCATATATCATTGGATGATATTCTAGAGCATGACAAGGGTTGGAATCCGGGAGCCATAAGAGGGAGATATATAGGGACCATTGTCGGTAGAAGGATAGGAGATGACGGGTATCGAAAGGATTGTGACATGGGCATAAAAATAACGCAATGTCTGGAGATAAGAAAAGATAAGAATACCACTCCCATCAAGAAAAGTAATTGCCTGACAACGGTTATGAAAGATAACGTAATCTCATCGTTACCTCCCGGAAGATATCCTAACGCCTTTGACATGAAAGACAAATTCAGGTACCTTACCCCGATAGAGATATGTAGGCTACAGACATTGCCGGATGATTACCTTGATGGGATAGCCCCGAATACGGCCATGTCTTTAGCTGGAAACGGATGGACAGTGGATGTGATAGCCCATTTGCTAAGAAGCATAGAGCGTAAGCAGATGAATGATATTGTAAAGGAGTTTCGCAAGATCACTGATGAGCTTATGTTCGGATCATCAGAAACGGGTACTAATGTGACATGTGATAAACATGAGCAAAATGAAGCCATACGGAAGAGTCAAAACAGTTAAGGGGTCTTCATGGAAAAAGGATATACATCCACCAAAAGGACACAAGAATTGGTTGGAGGATATATGTGATCCTATATCTAGAAGTATTATGAAATTAAATTTCAAAAAGGAAATAAACAATCAAATTTGGTATGAGCAAAAGCAGGGAAATGATTAAACAGGAATTAAATTTATCAGATCAAGAATATAACTTTCTTGAAAAATATCAATCTATGAAATTATCACAGAGGTTTGGTAATGTTTTCGATAGATTAAAAAATGATAAGTCTAAAGCAATTTACACTCATGATGGGTCAATACAGTTGTTTTATATACAAGGTAAAAGAGTAGATAAAGAAGAATGGGATAAACTTCATAGATCATGATAATTACTAAAAAATGGTCAATGCCAAATAAAGAGACATTCAGCATAAGACCGATAAGGGAACTTATAGATAAATATCGAGAAGAGGGGATGGTTATAGTGGATCCATTCGCCAGAAACAGCGATATAGGGACAATAACCAACGATCTTGATCCTGAGACTAAGGCTATGTATCATAAAGACGCCACGGATTTCTTGTGTCTTCTTGATGATAATATAGCTGATATGGTATTATATGATCCACCATATTCTGCGAGACAGATATCTGAGTCGTATAAAAGGCTTGGAGAATCTGTTAATATGCAAACAACGCAATCTAGTTATTGGGCTAGGCAGAAGAATGAGATAGCTAGGATCACCAAGAAGGGCGGGGTGGTCATTACCTGCGCGTGGAACTCCGGCGGTATAGGGGCAGGGCTTGGTTTCGAGCAGCAGGAGATTCTTCTTGTGGCTCATGGTGGATGGCATAATGATACGATCGTTACAGTAGAAAGGAAAATGAAATTATGAAGGAAAGGATATTCACCACAAAAGAACAGGGGAGGGTGCTGGTCGAGGCCGGGCTACCTATCTCTACCGCCATCGGTTTCAGAGACAAGTATCTGGATCAATTACATTCTATGGAGGATGACGCTGGTCGTGTAGGACTGATTGAGGCTGTTACCCCTGATGTATCCAATCCTGTTTGGGATGTAGGGACGTTACTGAATTTACTCCCATATGAGATAGAGGGTTCTACATTCGAATGTTATAAGCTAGAACATGCATGGTCTGTAACGTATAGAGATATAGATGAGATTCCTATATATTGGAGTAGTGAGAAACTTCTTGTAGACACATTGTTTTCGATGATGATGGAATTACTTAAACATAAGATTATATGAGCATAAAGCAAATAACAAAATTAAGGTACAAAACGAAAGATAAGCCTCCTATAGAAGGGGTTCCTCTTTTAGGATACAACAAAAAATATAGCTGTCCGTGGGAAGTAATGTACAAGAGAGGGGATAAGTACTACACCTGCATGAAGTATGATGCTGAATTTGAAACATATCCACCGGAAGAATATGAATATTTATATCCATGAAAATATGAAACAAGTAACAAGAATAAGATACAAAACAGAGGATAATCCGCCTATGGCTAATGTCCCTCTTATAGGATACAGCAAAAATATGACTGTTGGGTAGCGTTAGTATACAGAAAGGGGGATAACTATTACACCAATATGGAGTGCGATGTTGAATATAAGACGTCTTCTCCAGATGAGTACGAATACGTATATCCGTGAGAACTAGAAGGGATATATTTATATTTAAGCATAATTAATATTATTTTAATATTATTCATGCTTTTGTTTTTGTTTAAGTCGTACTTTTGTATCAACATTAAAAACCAGATTGTTATGAACAAATTGATCTTGAACGATATCCAAGACCTGTGGAGGTGGAGGAAGAAGATAAACATTGATGACCTCAAAGAGGATCCTATGGCTGAGGATATGCCATTATATTTCCCGTGCGCCGTCGTATGGAATGTGGATTATGGTGAGCATGACGCTGATAATTATGTATGTTATGGATTTGTTTATGTAGCAGAAATATTAGGGATATGAGTGTTAAGAGACAGATATTTATTAATAACAAAGGCATTGATGGGGAGATAGCTAATAATATGACATTTGATTTCGATTTCAATGTTGACAAGAATATTCTTGAAAAAATAAAAGCAAAGAAGGAGAGCAATAAACTAAATACAAAAGATTGGGCGCTGTTCTCGCTTATGGTTTTGTTTATTTTTGCGATGGGAGTTGTAAGTGGATGGTTGGCGTTTAATTGTTTAAATCATGGATAATTTAAAAGACATACAAAATATAACCGGTCTTACGTCAGAAGCTATATTCAATATACGTAAACCTGTTGATTATATGTGTAGTGATATAGACAGTCATATAAAAGATATCGAGACACAATGTGATTATATTACGGATGGGGACGAGGAGGATGTTAAATATTATTCAAAATCAATCAAATTAGACATAGATTCTTATTTCGAGGATATACGGTCAAAGGTCGAGAATCTCCGTGATTGGGGAGAGCAGTGGAAAGTACTGGCTAAAGATCTGTTTGATGAGTTGATGAAAGTGAATAGCAATAAAGCCATAGACAGCTATCTATCTTATAAGGCATTGGAGAAGATTAAGGAACATTTTAAAAATCAATAGATATGAGCAAATTACTATTTTTTCGATTTAGAGACAACCGGGGTTAAGTTCTGGAGAAACGGAATACACCAAATAGGAGGGATCGTGGATATCGACGGGCAGGAGGTCGAGAGGTTAGACATCCGCCTAGCCCCGAACCCTGCCGCCACGATAGAGCAAGAGGCGCTAGATGTGGCTGGTGTTACCTTGGAGCAGGTGAAGTCATATCAACCTATGGAAGATGGATACAGACAGCTCGTTAGTATATTATCCAAATACGTGAATAAGTTCGATAAGAGGGATAAAATGTATTTAGTGGGGTATAACAACGCTGGATTCGATAACAGCTTCCTACGGGCTTTATTCCAGCAATGTGGGGATAAGTATTTCGGATCATGGTTCTATCCTAACTGTATGGATGTATATGTTATGGTGACACCGTTCCTGATGGGTGTAAGAAACGATATGGAGAACTTTAAGTTGATGACCGTAGCCAGAACTATGGGTATTGAGATCGACGAGAATAAGCTTCATGACGCTACTTACGATATTGAGCTGACTAGAGATATATTTTATAAGATAATCAACAAAATGGATGTTAAGTTATGAGGGGAATTTTAGAGGCTATGCATGATTATCCGGATGAGGCTCTTGGGCTATTTTTCTTTTTGATAGTGGTCTTCTGGTTATTGTCAGGTATATTCGAGAAAAAAGATGAATGATAAACTCGATAAGATACTGGATCTCCTAAGATCTCAAAATGAGATGATTAAGGATATCCACGATTATGTGAAAGAAGTTACCAGCGAGAAGTATATAGGAGAATCTAGGATGACTAGCTTCTCTATTAACTTGGCCGCTGATATACTTACCGAAGCCATTAGCCCTAAGATAAAAGGGATGATGGTGGATTTATTAAGGGAACAGGGATGGAAAACCGAATGAGACATTGGAACATATGAGAAGAAGGTAAATCAGTTAAAAGATTTGATGGTAAGGAAATACAAATCGGCTTACGACAAGTCAAAGGGAATAGATATAGATATAAGCTCAATAATGTATCTCCCGGTACCAAATGAATTTAATGATATGGATATTGAGAATATGTATGTTATTCTCGATAAGATTAAAGATATTATAGATAACAACAGGGATAAGCTCAAGAACCCGACTTGCGGCACATGCGTACATCTGCATGATAATGAATGGGCGAAAAGATATGGCAAGGTATGTTGTTCTATTTGGCAGGTGTGTGACCATTATATAAACCCTAACAGGAAACATAATAGGAAACAAACAACATACGTAAGGCGTCCAAGCAACAAAGCTTGTCCTAATTATGAGTATGGTGATGATAATTTTGAAAACAGAAGAAGATGTATAAAAGAAAAGAATACCCGATAAAGAGCTATGTGCCGATGCGCACCAACAAGGATAGGACGTGTATCTGCTGTGGAGATACGATCCCAGCCGGCAGCAGCAGGATGATACCTAGACACGCCAAGGCAAATCACGGTCTATGTTTCTCGTGCTTCAGGAAATGGAGAGATACGGGAGGAGATCTTAAGCTTATGGACAACCCCGGAGATGCGAAGAAAGAATATGTCATACATATGTCTAATATCATGAAAGGGAATTGTGATATAATAAAAGGTCGAAAGCTTTACGTGGCTTTTAAAAAGGCGATAAACGGCGGAAAGAAGATCGTTATCAAATTTGACACTGATCAACCGATATCTATGTCAACAAGAGTCATAAATCCTTCATTCGGGGAGATTATGGATGAGTACGGCAAGGACATATTCCAAGGTAATCTCAAACTGGTAGATGTACCAAAAGGAGTTAAAGATTTTATAGTTAACTATATAGAAAAATATAGCAAGTTATGAACCTAAAGACTTTCATATTTATGATGCTGACGTTCAGAGAAATATATCAAATACCAAGGAACATACAAACATATTTGAGTATAACGATGTGGGTGTTGATAGCATGGATGATCTATAGCTTAGTGATATTGATATGCGCGTTGATAAGATAATTGACTTGGTCATAATCTCCCATAGGGATACATGCCCGTTCTTGTCAAGGGACGGAGATAAGATGTGTAAGCATCTAAAGGATTGTGATATGGATTGTGATTACATGAGTAGTTTTATCGAGAAAATTAATAACATGAAATATGAGAATAGGTGATGTAATATATGATAATGATACCGTATTGATAGCATCAGCGAGTTTCAATAAAGAAGAACCATGCAAAGAGTGCTTCTTTTATGACGGGCATGAATGTCAATCAAATCGTTATATAGAATGCTGGGATAAGAGCATCAATAAAGATCTTATTATGATACCATTTGAAAATAATAAGGTACAGGATAGTAAGATGATGGATCATTCATCTAAAACAGTGACAAGCAAAACAGGTAAGGATCTTTTATCAGCCTTAAGTAGACTATCGTCAATTACCGGTGATGAGACTAATGATATGGCAGATACAGCATCACGAACTTTATTCAGCTCATTAAGCATGCTGGATATTAATAAAAAATTTTTGAGTCTAGGTATAAGACTAGGAGTTAAAGGAGCTGCGATAAGCATACATAGATCATTATCATCTAATGATGATGTTAGCATTAAGGACGTTATAAAAGAGATTATAAATAGCATAGAATATGATGAAGATTAAAATAGGTATTATCATCATCCTATCTCTTATCATGATAGGATGTAAAGATAAAAAAGAAGAAGATGTTGATTATTATCCTAAAACTGTTTATGTAGATGATAGGGGTAATAAAGCGACTATGTTAAATGACTCTGTTGCAATAGTATGTACATGCTTGGAATACCCAGACAAGTATAAGATGGAGGTAATAAACATTAAAAATGTAAGATAAAATAAAATGATCAAATCAAACAAAATAGAAAATTTAGTAAACCGATATGTTGAAAGACATATAAAGGATAAGCATCTAAGCGATGATACGATAAAAGAAATAAAGATAGCCTATGTTATGGTTATAAAAGATTTTATTACAATTATTGACAAGTCTACATCAATGAATGAAGATGATATAATATACGTCATTAACAGCATATCATCAATATTATATGAACCTATAGACATCTCTAACACCGATAAAAAAATGTTGGAGATAGGGATAGCGCTAGGCCTAAAGGGTGCTATATCATGTATATTTGGTTCATTATCAAAAGATGACTGCAATATAAAAGATGAGATAATTGATATATCTAAACACATAAAAGAAAAATTAATATCAGATAATCATGGATAATAAACAACTTTACAAAATAACCTTAACAAGGGAGCAACTGATGTTGATCTCACAATGCGTGGAAGACATCAGTAGATTTGCGGCGGGTGACATGGATCTACAGCATACAACAGATACGTTGATAGATGATATGGATAGGACGGAATCGCTGGGGATAAGAAGCTTTATAGTCAATAACTCACGAGCGATAAGAAGAAGGTTGTTCCCAGATCTTGAGGATTTTGAGCATATAGGGTATGATGGAGGCAGTAAGGATAAGATAAATAGGAAGAGACTTATCGGCAACACCTACCAGATATATAGATCGATATTACATCAGTTGGCCATTGACGAGAACTGGAATAACGTGTATAGTGATATCACGTTACCTTCAGGCGATATGGGAACAATTAAAGTGGAGAGGATTGACGATGATAAGGATAACGACATTTAACGATACTAAAATATGAGCTTATTTGTATGCGCTAAATGCGGTTGCGTTGATAATACCGCCACGTCTAGTTACTGGATGTTGACAAACGAGTATATGGTGGACAAATTCGAGTATGCCAAGGAACTACAGCCGTACAAGGGCATGGGGCTGTGCAGCGAATGCGGGAGGCTTACTACCTCCCCTGACGGCCGTGATGTCGTGGTGCCCGGAAAATGGCACGGGAAGTTCCCGAAGAAGAAAGCTACCGAAGAGCAGATGAAGAAAGTAGGATACAAAAATTTAATAAGATAAATAAAGAGAATATGGCAATAATAGGAATAGATTTCGATGGGACATGCGTGACAGACTTATTCCCTTATGTAGGAGACAATATCGGAGCCGCTAGCGTATTGAGGAAACTAGCTGATAAGAATCTTCTGATATTATATACGGTAAGAGATGGTAAATATCTACAGGATGCCGTGGACTGGTTTAAATATAATCATATCAATCTGTATTCGGTAAACTACAATCCTGAGCCAGTATCATCATCACCAAAATTGTATTGTGATTATTATATAGATGATAGGAATATCGGCACTCCACTTACGGATAAAGGATATGTTGATTGGAATAAGATGTTGGAGCTATTAAGGCAAAAGAACTTATTATGAAGATAATAAAAATGAATATCAAAAGATATAAGGAGATTATAAGAAAAAAGGATATACTAACACGAGCCTTATCAGAGGCTCGTAAATTAAACAAATCAATAATATGGGAATAAAATATCATACTAGAGCGGAGATCGAATGCACCCCGGAAGAATGTAAGCTGATTGACTCATTAAATAGATTAGCGAAGAAATGGGAAAAGGACGGCAAACGTCTTTGGTTGTATTCCGCTAGTGGGGTTCTTACCGTTATGATGCATGGTGATAGGGAAGATAATCCTATACCTGAGATGCTTCCTAACGCAGGTACAAATCCAGATAATATTATAACTACAATCTCAGGAATAGGTAATGATGGAGGAGATTGGTAAGCAAATTATAATTTATGAAAATAGGAGAACAGACAATAGTATTTTTGGCCGTGAACAAAAACGGTGACGAGGTTATTCTTAACAACGCCCCCGCTCGGCAAGGAGAGATATGGACGGATGAGAGATCGGCACATGACGATGAATATTTTTCCGTCGAGGATCACAATTCGGCGATAGTACTTCCAAAAGGTACTATCCGTAGATTAATAGGTAGGGACTTGAAGTGGGAGGACGATCCTATATCTCTTAAATCATTCATTGATGGAATAAAAATTGTCAAATCAGAAGATGAGGAAAATTTGTGGAATAAGCAGAACCTCATCGTCTAAGAATCGTAAAACCATAAATATGAAGACAGCAAAAGATTATCAACAAGAGTTTAGATTAAAGGATGATGAGTTAGCTCAATTCGATGAGTTCTTAAATGATCCTAAACGTACATGCTTCCATGGAAAAGAATATTTAATATATAAAGATCCTGATCCAGAAGGGAGTTTTATAATAGTTGGTGTTAATTTCAGGATATTACCAGTCGGAACTCCTATAGTTACAAAAGATGGATCTGTAATTTAATGATGGGTAATTATATAATAAATTATATTTATGAAAAGTAATAAGAAACAAAAAGAACTGGAAGAAAGGTTAGCTTATTTAATAGATAAACCTTTCTTAACGAAAGAGGAACATGATGAGATGGTAAGAATTGGCAATGAGTTGCCAAAGTCTCCTCCTACTACGCTCTCTTTTAATATTCGCCTTGATAAAATGGCTAAATAATCACATATCATTTAAATTTTGAATCATGAAAAAGTGTAAATTGTTAATAACAGATTTAGACGGGACACTGATTGAGACATTGTCAGGGGATACATTCCCTAAAGGTATATGGGATATGAAACTCAAACTCTACGTATTTGAGGCTATCAAAAATTACGCTCCTGATGATATACTAATCATATCAAATCAGGGAGGTATAGAAAAAGGATTCGTGGACAAAGAGATGTTTGAATATAAATTCGATTACATATCAAACGCCTTGGAAGATTACACGGATATATCCGTAAGTGCTTATTACTGCGAAAGCAATAATAAACGCAACGTCAATAGGAAGCCGAATATAGGGATGATAAAAGAGTATATGGATTTCATCGAATACATGAATAACGATGAAGATGAGGAAGAAAAGATCGTATACGATACTATCTTGATGATCGGGGACGCTTCCGGGAAAGAAGGGCAGTTCTCCGACTCCGATAAGAAAACGGCGGAAAACTTCGGGTGTGAGTATATGGATGTGGATGATTTTGTGTATAAGTATAAGGGCTGATAACAGTAGAAGGATAGGGTGATAATCTCCTATCCTTCTATTATTTTAACCAAACATCTTGCCTCCGAACCAACAAAGTTTTTGCCATTTTGGGTAAAAACCTTATAATCAATATCATCTACCTCCCTCTATCAAAATACCAATTAGCGTCCTCCCCAGACTCATCCTTATCCCTGCCTCCTAAGAAGAATCCCATCGTCATGCCGTTGGTCATCAGCCAGTAGTCGGATGTCTGCTTAATATCCCTAGCCGTCTTGATATTATACCATTGCTTACCGAACGAGAATTTCATGAGCTGCCTCCATAGCTTGCTCTCGCCCTTATACACGCCGGTCTGGACGGTAGCGAAAGGATCCCAGTTTCGAGGATCGGTGAGATCACCTAACTTCCGGGCCGTAACCAGCGGGTCTTGTAACATATCTATAGCGTTAAGCTCCATGAACGGGGATGTCTGGGAAGCGATCTCATTGATCGTCCTGAATCCTATATAGGTAATGAACTGCCCGAACCAACTATCTTCATTATCCTCCCTGTATCCCATCAACGCCCGTCCTATGGCTATCATGGTAGCGAATACCGCCATATTGATAATCGATCTCTTGATATTGATCTGCTCGTAGGGGGTAAGCTTATCATACTCTTCCTTAAGCACATCATATGCCTCCCCCATCCTACCCTCGGACATCGTATTATAGACATTTCCGGCCAATCTCCATAATGTCCTCATATATCCTTCCTCAAATTGGTTGGTCTGGAAATTGAAACCGGCTTTCTTATACGCCCGCTGCACGGCCAATATAAACCATCCACGATGAGGGAGCACCATGTTAAGGATCGCGTTCCGGCTAGCCCCCACCCGGTTCTGCTCGTTCAGGGCGCCGTCGCATATCTGCACCATACTCCTGACCCTGCTGGACAATGTAGGTATGTATCGATCTATAATATCCTTATTAGCTTCGTTTTTAGCCACGATCTTCCCGTCCTTGACGTCTACCATGTTCCACATAGAATAATCCCTCAAACGCTCCCAATCACGTTTAGCTTCATTAGCGGACATATTCCTGTCTTTCATCATCATCTCCTTGAAATTGGAGTATGACCAGAACTGCCCCTCATACAGGCGGGTGTCATCCATTACCGAGATAATAACCTGCGGATCCAAAGGAGAGTTCAAAACCTCCATCATCTTAAACGGAAGATCTCTAAACATGGTTCTCCAGATCTTGTTATACGCCGCCGATCTTACACGGTTACGAACATTGAATACGCCTAGAGCCTCACCGACAACATATAACTTATTGGTACGATTTATGTCCCCGATCTCAGACACGTACGTACTTAACTGTTTATGGGCTTCTCCATAAGCGTATTTCATGGAGTCCTTGCTTATGTACTGTCCTACCATACCCTCCAAAAGGAAGTTGGCCTGCCCGGTAAGGGCACCGGTAGCCGCCACGAACGGGGAGAAGCCTAAGTTGGATTTGGATACGAACTTAGTAAACATAAGAGCTAGCTTATTAAGGTCCACCTTATAGCTTCCTACGTTCCATTCTATACGCTTGTTATTTATCCTAACGTCATAGATACTGGCGTTAACCCAGTCCTGAAACATTCTATAGGCGTGAGTGGCCTCCGGGTTCTTGCCTCCGTCGTATTGTGTCTCCAGCATCATGTTCCTGTATCCCATGACATCATCCAAGGCCGCCCTCTTATACTTGTAAGCGGTAGCCTGTAAGGATAACATGGAATAGGAGTACGCGAAGTCATGGGACACGTCGTTGGCGTTCTCCAACTTACTGAGATAGTATTTGGGGATCATACGATATTTGTTATCGTTCTCATCAAGCCCCCCTAGGTCTTGTCCTTGACCGTGTATAGGATCATCCACCCTCTCGCCAACAATATCACGTACGGCGTTGCCGATGGCCGCCTTCGGGTCAACCCCGGCCTGCACCATCCTCTCCACGCCGCCCTTGGATATCTGTGGTATTTGGTAGATGTTCCGGAATCGCTCATCATAATCCTCCATAGCCTTACGGCTTATGTTAAGCAGCTCCTTCCTCATCTCCCACTTATCCTTATTGATCGTAGCTTCCTCCCCCTCGTTGGTAATACCGTATTTCTTGAAGAAAGCCTCGTTCTTGTACTTATCGAACCTAGGCGTATGATATCCATAACCCAGATCGGGATTATAATTAGGATTACGGAAAGAACTCTCGGCGTCAGCCTCATCAAGCCACTGGTTATTGATCGTCAGATCGATCATATTAATATCAAACCCGAAACGGGATACGCTCTCTTCCTTAGATATACCATTTTCTATGGCATCAAAGAACTCGGATACCTTATACGTACCGTTATTTATCTTCCTGACAAAGCCAGAATACCCCTTGGGAGAGTATCTCCTCATATAAGGATACAGCCGGGTCCTGGCGTACTCGACAAGGATCTTATCAGTCTTACCCATCGCTATGTCGTTAGCTAGCTTATTATTGAAGTCAGGACCGTATTTCCTTCTCAAAAACGATACCTCCACGGTCGTCCATGACGGGTTTTTCCGAGATAACTTGGCGGCCATCCTATCCACCTGACTCCGGGAGCGGGCAGACATATGTTCCTTGGCGAATTTAATCTCATCCATACCCTTGTCGTATGCCATGGCATCCCTTAAAGCGTTACGGTAAGAATCCGTGACTCCACTCTCCACCGTATCAGGCATATCCATCTCAATAGCCTCAGCGGAAGCGGCGGCGTTAATAACGCTCTTAGCCTCAGCCAGACGATCATATAACTCGTTTATCTTTCTTAATGAGGCGGATCCACGTAACCTATCGAAATCATATTCCCCGTATCTCGTGCTATCCCGGTACTGGATAAGCAAAGGCCTTAGCTGGTCATTGATCTCGTTTATTGTCGCCATCGCCTCCTCTACCTTCTCTATCCTTGATGATGATACAGATTGCTCCGTGATCTTATCAACAAGATTCTCGTAATAATCACCCTCCTCGGATCCCCACATATCCTTGGAGAAACCAAGATGACCGCCAGCTAGCAGGAACTCAAACGCAGCCTTGCCGCCCTCGGACCGCTCTATCCCACGAAGTATCTCCTTGAACTCGGCGGAAGCCTTACGACCCTCGTTGGTATTCCCGAACTCCTCGACCCACGCCTCGTCCCATGCCTTGATCTCCTCGGACATCATCAGAGCCTCGGATCCCTCTTCCTTTGGTGTCCCATCGGAATACCACTCGCTCTTGGCTATAGCCCTATCACGTAAAATATCCAGATAAGATCTCCAAGCTATAGGATCGGATTGAAACGCCTTCCAATCGACCTTCCCGTTCCTCACGAACTTATCCATAGCCACATACCTGCTCCTGCGGATACGGGTCATGAAATCGGACGTAGCTTGCGATACCCTACGACCCAGTCTTTCCTCGACCTTCTTATTGACTTTCTCGATCTTATCGTAATAAGCCTGCACCATAGGTTTCTCCCGGTTCTCATCCAACCACTTATTTATCGTATCCAGATACCGTTGCTGATCCTCGAACGTCATGTCCGAGATATCGAAATTCTGGATGGTAGGCTTGAATATATGATATACCTCCTTAGTGATAGGCTTATCCCCGTCATATCCTACTATGTCGTCACGGGTCTTCACCTTAAGGCCTCTATCGGATAGAAGAAGGTCGATAAGTTGTTTCTCGGTCTTACCCGTAACATTCTTAAGATCATATATATCGATAATAGCCTTAGCCTGCTCGGTCCTGTATAGTAAATCGTATTTGGCGAAATCACGGGACGAATCAAGGTAATCAGAGTTCTTACCGTTTATCTTCTGTATAAGATCCTCATTATCCTTTATCCCCCATCCACGCTCTTTCATCATCTTGGTCATCTTATTGATATTAGCCACACCCTCAACATGAGCGTCGTTATAAGCCTTGGCAAGACGTTGCCCTAACATGCCTAAGATAGCGTTCCCGCTATGTTCTAACGTCCCGAAAAACCGAGACATGACATTGATATCCTTATGGATGTTATTTATCAACTTCTTTATCCCATCCCAGAATCTTTCCGGGATATTAAACATCCGGAGTTGTCCATCCAGCCAATCCTCGTTACGATCGCTACGAAGGGCGTTTATATCAGACATAGATGTCTCAGCCATCCGCAATATATCATCCATATCCTCTACCATGCCAACCTTGTTGTTGCCATAATAATCCGCCGCCTGATTGTTGACGAATCCACGAAGATTCCTGATTAACGGTACTATCTCCCCATATACGTTATCGATAACCTGTATCGTCTCATAATCCAATCCCTTGTCGCTCTTACGCAAGCTACTGGCAACCGTAACCAAATATTCCACCTCAGCCTTGGCGGTCGCTATGACACTCTTGGTGGATAACAGGTTGTTGTTTTTATTAAGCTCACCCCCGACTTGTCTCACCTTCTCGCCTATATCACGAAGAAGGGAGATACTCTCACCGATCCTCTGGCTTTGGCTTGATCTCATCCTCTGCAATCTGGTGTATAGCCTTTCCAATGACCTCCCGTTCTTGATCAACTTATTAGCCACGTCAACGTCCGATAACGAGTACATGAGGTGGTCGCTATCCTTTAGCAGAAGCACGTCAAAGGCGCTTGGATCATCAGCTAACGCCGACTCCTTTATCCTGTCAAGTACCTTATTTAAATCCGATCTTTGGCTGGAGAAGAAATTACGTATAGCTCGTACCATCCTGCCAAACAAGGAGAGCTGGGCGTCCTCGGACGAGGTCAGATCCTCTACCGCCTGTTCCATGCCCGGCACGAACCGCTGGGCCAACGTCTTACCTAGGATCTCCCGCTTCACCATCCGATCCAGCTCCTCTCCTTGGTATTCCCTCCCATACACCTCATAGTAACGACCAGCGAACTGATTCCATAACGACGTGCCGACAACAGAATCCAGCACCTCGTCAATCTCCTGTTGGTTACGATAAGTATCGACCAAGAAATGAGCCACCTCCTCATTGAGATCCTCTACCGTAGCCCCCTCAGCCAAGGCGATAACCCCATTGGCCATGTCAGATAAGGCCCTAGCCGAAGGATCCACGCCATTACGCATCTTATACTTGTCCATATATTCGGACATACCCATCACACGGATACCTAACGTGGATAAGATATTGGTGATATCAGTCCTGTTTTGAAGATCTTCCGCCTTCTCGTTCTCAATAACGCCACGGACATTACTCCCATATAAGGCGTTATCCTCCATCATCAACGACAAGGCTAGTTCCATGAACCCATCATACTTGTTATTAAGCTCCTCAAACTTGCCTTGCCTTAACATACCCTTGATCTCCGATCTGCTTACCGTAACCTTCTCCCCGGACGTAGTGATAAGATCAAGATCATTACTTACCTCCGTATCAAAACCTATAGAACCCAATACGTTCATTTCGGAGGACTGACTTCCAAATCTATTTTTAAGGCTAGAGAAGGCATCCATAGCGTTATAGATCTTAAGACCATCAGAATTGCCGGCTCCAGTAAGATAATATCTATCCCCTAGCCTTATACGTTCCCCACTCAACATACCTTTCTTGATAAGGTAATTAACAAACCCTCCACGGGTGCTTATATTAGAGTCTGAGCTAATACCAAGGATCGGGATGAATGACTCGCTGTTATTAAGGGTTATTGAGGAAGAGCCAAAGGAGATGTCAGTCGTGCCAGACGGGATGTCGCTCTCCTCGACACTGCCGGCCAAGAACCCGGCCTCGACCCGCCCACCGGACGATCCTTTTATGGCGTTGGCGTAAGATTCGTGTATCTTGCCGTCATCCGATCTAAAGAACAGGCGAGGCTCACCGGAATCATATACCAATCTTGAAGATGGAGGAGTATAATTCTCAATATTATTTAACGGCAAGACATTGCCAGAAAATATGATCTCCCCGTCTATACTTCCGCCTTTCACTCTAATATTAGGTCGTTGCCCGGTAAAAGCGCTTTCCACGGCCTTCCATAACATACGGGCTGTCTCCTTAATGTCTATATTCTCCCTGATAGCCCTTATATCATCCCATGACGCCTCTTTCAGTATCGTGTCGCCAATATTATCCTCATTTATGGAATCCAAATCCACCTCCTGTACCGTGGATGTATCTACCACCGCCATATCACTGACCTCACCTACCTCTCCGGAAGTAAGATAAGCCACGACATTGTCGCTATTCCCAAGGCTTCTGGCCAACGCCGGGGCGTCCATATCACTTATGGCAGACAAGACCTTGGCTGACATAAGTTGTCCCCACTCGCTAGCGTTAAGTCTGGCACTTATGGATCTGGCGGCCTCCTTATTCCTTGGCACGGACTTCGTCCAGTCACCGAACTTAGACCTAAACTTATCGTTATAAATAGTCATATAAGCTTCAGCGGCCTTATTAAGGTCACTTACGGCGGCTATACCCGCTATCTTATCGAACAAGGTGGATACCTCGCCGGAAGGGGTCAAGACACGGGTTATCTTACCCTCCTTATTCCTTTTAATTACGCAACTCGACATAACTTCATGTTTTTGACAAAGATAAACAAAAAGCCCCCACAAATAAGCGGAGGCTGATATTCTTATATTCCTTATAGAATTTATGACTTAATCCGTATTCTTGCTATTGATGAACTCACTAACGCAATCACCAGCGAAGCCGGCTATATACGCTGCGTGTTCATCCTCTCCAACCTTAAATCCAAGAGACATGTTGCAAAATTGGCATACGCTCATTGCTATATGGAATGACTCGTGACATATATTTCTCATTATTAAATCATCGTCGCTCGAAAAATTCCAAAGTATGGCAAATTTATCATCATCGTCCCTATCCCTTACCAAATTCACGAAAGACGCCTCCTTATCCATATCATCCTCATCTCCCCATTTCCCCTCGTGTTCAGGTTCCATATTCTCGAAACGATCACACAACGTCTTATAATCTAATCCAACCGTGATAATCAAATCCAACGGATATATCACGAAATCAAATTTCTTTTCTCTCATAATCCCTTTAATTTTTCTATAACCTCAAAACACATCTTACACTCAATCCTACGATACAACTGCCTTACGCCATCTATCGTAGTCCAATAACGATTCCCATCACAGACCTGTATCCCCTTATAATAAATTAGCGACGAAAAGCATGGTGATGGACATGCGCCACAAATGTAATTACAAAATTCGTAAAAACAAAATATCAAGGGCAATCACCCGTGCATTCGCATGGAGCATCGCTTTTCAAAACCCCATATACCCGATTGTCGCTAGTCAGCCATCGTTTGCCGTCGCTCGTGATATAAGCCTGCCGGCATCCCTCCTGATTCACCGTGAGCGTCTTCTTAACACCTTTTGGAGTTGTTATCTCCAGCTCAAGAGTCCGATCAAGACCGTTGTTCATCACCGAGCCAAAGGAAACGGGGGCGCTTCCGGCCCCGGACCCCGGACTGACGGTAAGAGGCTGGTCCGTTACCTCGCCTACCCCGTCCTTCCAATTAATATTCAAATCACTCATAATTATGTCTTTTAATTATCATCTACCCACAAAGATAATAAAACAAGAGAACCCCAACCGGCTTTAGTCGATCGGGGTCTGAGTAAGCGAAAAGAAACTGATTATCGTCCCATCATTCTCAATACGGTTCTAGCCGCAGCTTGCGCCCATGTCCAGCTGTCATTAGATGTTACGTTAACCGTCTGTTGAGTACCATTTACATCCAAGTTAATAGTCTCCTTGTCAAGCTCGATAGTAGAGTCTCCAGCGGCTTGCGTTACCGTCACGTTGGCTGTCTGGCCACCAGCGGCAGTTACCTTCAATGTAGCTGTCAGTTCCTCGATCGTGACGTTGGCCGGTACGTCCGAGATCGTGATGCTCCAAACGAACTCGCCAGCGGCTCCGGGGTCGTCGGCGATAACCGCTCCGTTAGCCGTAGTCTTTCCAGCCGCCGTGTAGTTAGCCGGGAGCAGTAACGTAAGCCCGTTCTCCTCAGCCGGCGCGACCGCGAACGTAAGCTTAGTACTGTTAGACTTACCGGTGATGGTAACATTACCACCTGTCTTTTGTACGGAAGCGTTAGGGCTGTCTGATCTTACCGCCTCAGCAGCCGCTGCCTGATTAACTACCAACGCCTTCTTAGCCCCGCCGTTCGTGGTGACCGTAAGGTTGATAGTGCGTTGAAGACGACCGGTGTGTTTCTCACCGGAGAAATTAACCGCCTGATCTCCTGATCCTGATACGGGGTCTACGGTTACGAAACCAAATTTTTGCGATGCCATATTCAAATGATTAAAAAAATGTCTTTTTATTATGCCAAAAATAATCTATATTTAATTACACGTCAAATATAGGGGGGGGGTAGATACGACTAGCCCTGTACAACCTCAACATACAACCCTACTAAGTCCTTTAGATTATGACTAAGAGGAGTCCCACTATCCCTTGTGCATTTATACACGTCAGCGTTCTGAATGTAATACTTATCCTTAAATATCTCCATAGGAGGGAAATAAGGGATAGGATCACCTATAGTCCCGGCATGCTCCTTGTCAACAACCTTATATAAGGAGGCCGTACTGAGTCCAGGCTCCCATTCTGACGATAATATATGTGGTTGTATAACCTCGTAAAGGATATCCGTATCCTCCTTAACCACCCTAAGACAAAATCCGGTATCCACGGATAGCCCGAACTCCGCCCCTTCTTGTCCCCATATAGGGAATAGAACCTTAACATCCAATTTATCGTTAGAGGATAAGGATAAGTCTTTATTATTAACCACCATTCTAGAAAATTTTACAGCCACCTTCTGAGGATCAGAGGCGTCCTTCTCCTTCGCCTGTTGCTGGATGTATGCTGTGGTGACACTTATCTTGTCTGGATATCCGGATTGGACATCAATAGCCCTTACCTGCTCTACGGTAATGGCTAGATTGATCTGCTTTTGCTTGTCCCCTAACGCCGACATAAGATCATTATCATACTTATCCATCATCCCGATCAAGATCTTGCCTTCCGTTATATCGAATTCCAGACCCATGATCGTTATCTTGCCAGCTATAGCCCCATCAGACAAGGCGTTACGTCTATCATGTTCAGGAATATAGATATTCTGATCATCCAAGAAGAACTCATATAGATTTCCGGTCTCATAAGCTCTTATCTCCTCGTATTTAACTGATTTCTCCTCATTAAGAAGCCTTGACTCATCCAGCTTAGCCTCGATAATCTCCTTGACAGTAGCTTTAGGATTAGCCTCCTTGAACGCCTGTTGCTCCTCCCCAAGCTCTATCCATGGGGCGGGAATACCTTTGGAGTAATCATCATAACTATAGCCCTTGGCGTAATTATCGTCAAGAGGCTCATCTTGAACTAACATCTTGGGATATATCTCCCTGTTTATATATGTAAAACTCATAGCTTATTAATCTTGTTCTTTAACGGCGATGCTATACTTGCCTGAAGCGTAACACCAGATATTTATCTCGAAAGGCTTGTTAGCCGTAGTGGTTATAGAAGTTCCGCTCATGCTGACATAATCCCCGGAATTAGGTATCGCTTGGGTGAAAGCCGCTGAGGGGACGCACCTGATCATCAGCTCCTCCCCTACCTGCATCCCTGACTGCACGGATAGGGTGGTAGCGGCTGATAACGTAGCCGTGATACTTCTCTTGCTAATAGGCAGGTTAGCTAATGTCGTGACCGTATTAACTCCTATAAGCCTGTTCATGGTCTTCTTGTCAGCAGCCGCCATCAACCCGTTAGTAGACTCGTTGGCTACGGCGTATGTCGTGTTAGGAGGTGTAGCCCAAGTGCCATCTCCACGCATGAAACTGGATGTACTACCATTAAGCTGTCTCAACAAGCCGTTAGCTGTAGTAGAGGCCAATCCGTATGTGGTATTGGTAGGTACGACCCATGTCCCGTCACCACGAAGAAAGGACGTCTGCTTGCCAGCGGCAGGAGCCGGAACTAATCCCGCAGCACCGGAGGCGGAAGCCGTAGCCGCCGTCATATTGGCGTAGGTAGTATTCGTATCCTTATAATAGGGGATACCACCGACAATAGGACAGGCGGTATAGCCGGAAGCGCTTGTCACGGTACTGCCGTTCTTGACCAATCCTGTGGACCCGTTAGCTCCTACAACACCATACGTTGTATTAGTATCCGTCCAAGGCACGTTAACATACATCTTACCACTACTATCCAACTCCACCGGATAATTCTTGCCATTCTCCGAATATCCGATCATCACCAATCCTAATGTCGTAGTATTGGCCTTGGCGTATGTGGTATTTGTCGGAACCACCCACGTACCATCGCCACGAAGGAAAGAGGTTTGCTTGCCGGCAGTCGGAGCGGGTACCAATCCCGCTGATCCTGCGGCTGAGGACGTCGCTCCACCCATGTTGCTATATGTGGTATTAGGAGGGGTTTGCCATGTCCCGTCACCACGAAGATACTTGGCTTGCGCTCCGGCGGCAGGTGCGGGGACCAAGCCGGCCTTTCCCGACGCTGAGGCAGAAGCGGCTCCCATATTGGTGTATGTCGTGTTGGTATCCGTCCACGGAACATTCACATACATCTTACCATTTCCGTCAAGAGCTACCGGATAATTCTTCCCATTAGCTGAGTACCCGATCTTAACAAGACCCAGATTATCGCTCGTGGCCTGTGAGTATGTAGTGTTATTGTCAGTCCAAGGGACATTGACGTACATCTTGCCATTAGCCAAGAGCACAGCGTAGTTCTTTCCATTAGAAGCATAGCCGATCTTAACCAATCCTAAGGTGTCGGCCGTGGCTTCATTATACGTTGTGTTATTATCCGTCCATGGAACGTTGACGTAAGCGTTGCCGGACGAATCCAGTTGCACCTTATAGTTCTTCCTGGAAGTCGTATATCCCACCTTAATACCGCCAAGAACGGTAGCGGAGGACGTGGGAGGTGTGAAGGTACTTGGTTTGCCCGTAACCCCGGACCAAGGCACGGAGGAAGCCTGACTGGCCGTGTAAGGCTCATACCCATCCTCACTGTTTAATTTAGACTCGTCTTTTATCAGATACATCTTACCTGTAGACGTGACCTTTACCGTATCACCACTTTGAGCCGTAGCGGTGGTAAGGGCGAATCTAGCCGTATCATTAGCTACCACGACCAATCTCTCCAAAGCCGCCTTAGGTAACCTATCTATGCTGATGGTTCCTGACGCGATCTTAGAGGCATCAAAATTGGCCAATGTCGTGGAGATAGTTACGTTGCCTCCGAAGTCCGATGAGACACTACCGGTAACAGCCCCGGACAGCGCTATGGTCCTAGCCGCCTGTAATTTCGTGGCGGTAGGGGCATTATCCGTCTTAAGAGCATATTTGGTAAGATCAATATCATTAGCCTTATCCAAAAGCTGCTCTATCTGCTCACCATTGTATTTACCTTGAAAATCTTTCATATCAAACTTATTTTTTGCTCAAATATAGTTATATACATAAATACCAAGAAATCGGGGGGGGAGATACGGGTAAGTGTCAAAAACTGCCGTCCCCGTGCAGGAATCCGCTACGGAATATAATAGCCTTGTCTTTAAGTTTCTGGACAGATTCCCATTCCCATTCACCCTCACAAGGCTTAACGACATACTTATTCCCCCATGTCTTAAACTTCCTCTCTATAACAAACATCTCTGGGTCTTTTAAGACATGGAAGATACTTCCAACAGGGAAATACTTATCAGTTCTCAATATAACTCGATGATGTCTCTCGTCATATTCAGGATCGCCTACGATACGTGCCTTATAAAACTGGAAATCATTTAACGTCTGATCCACTGGCTCTATCCAATAATACCCCTTACCCATTGCAGTTTGTATTTAATTATCTATATTTGCGGTGTAGTAACTCATAATGTTTTAAGTGATTTTCAACCAAAGGGGAAGGGTGTCCGTGAGGATGCCTTTTTTCATTCCCGCCCACCCTTCCTATGAACAAAAGATCTACCTCGAACAAATGTAGCTATAATAAAGTTACGGGCAAAAAGAAACCCCATCGGTATTCTATCGCCGACAGGGTTCTTCCAACGTTGTATCAAATCATATCATATCACTCCATTTGATTGTGTCACCGACGAAGCACCGCACCACCAAAACCATTTCCGAAACCACGTCCGCCCCATAACCAGAACAGGACGATGATCCACAACCACCAACCGTTAGCCCCTCCGAACTGGTCTTGGTTGTTACGACCGTTCATCAACGCAGCGACTAAATTCGGATCCATCTTATTACCACCCAAAAGGCTGGTAAACATACCCGGAATCATAGATAATAAACCATTAGCGGCGCTACCGCTCCCGGAACCCATGCCGTCTAACAGCACGATTTTGTCTCCACTTGTACCCATGTCTATTTATTTTTGAATTAATAATAACCCCACCTGATAGTGGGCGTTACAAAGTTCAAAAATTAATAATCCTAGGATCGTGATATATGTCATCATCAAAGCACGTCATGTCATGCAATTGGTATTAATAAGAACCGGTACAAGACAAAAAATCCGGAACGTATCACTACGGCCCGGATTCATGCAAATCTATAAATTCAATGTTTCAACGCTCGAAAGAAAACGTCTCACGACGTCAAAGAGAGATTAACTACACGAAAAATCTCGCATCAACTTATTTGTATTAGCAGTGTATTCATTAACTATCTTACTGGATAAGGGATTATCCTCTATCCTTGACAGGCGGTTATCGTCACTCCTTACCGTAACGTCACCCATCCTTCGTACCATGTTTTCTTGATATGATGATGGATCGGAGTATATAAGATCATCAACGAACCTGTATATCGCACCATCAACCGTCTCGCCTATCTTCTCATATAAGCCGGATTGGAATGACACGAAATCATCATACCTCCCACGAGCCAAGAACGAACCGTCCGGTCTCGCCTCGACACCGCCGTTGACCTCCCGGAGCAGGCCCGGATTCCTTTGGTACAGATACCTATAAAACCCGGCATCCATCATCCTATCCTGTCTATCCAGATAGAAAAGGTTTATCATGCTACTGTCACCGGACTCGATAGCCACGTCAAACAGAAGATCCCTTACCTGACCTTCCGGCAACGACATCTCCATGCTTTTTAACGTACCTCTGTCATGGTGATTCAAAGATACATTATAAAATCCATTAAAATCAAGGAAACGTAAGACATTATTATATAAATCCGATTTTTTTAACCTTTCCTTGATCTGGATCTTCCTTAACGATGTACAGGATTTGATAAAATCACGATCCTTTCCCTGCCTAGCCTCGTATCTCCTGAACTCCCGATCAATATCGACATCATCCATCTTAGGGGTTACGGGATGCTGGTATATCAATCTGGTAAGGATCATGTTCTCAGTATTCGAGGATGAGATGTTGGACATAACTAGCTTCTTTATGTTATCCTTGATCACGTCAATATCGGAACGGGAAGCCCCGGCGGGAACCACGCCAGCCGGCAAGTACGAGGGCCGCTCTATCCCGATATCGGCCAACATCTCATAGGCCTGATCGGTGTCGGTTATCGGGGCTGTGTTATGGTACGTATTCCTACCCATATACAACATGCTCCTATCATACATATCGGAAGGGGATGTATTCCCGGACCTTACATACACCATCCTATCACTGGTAGAATAAGTATCCTGAACCTCGTATATCGGATTCCCTTTTCCTGTTATCCTATCAAGATCGGAGATAAAGCTATCGTATACCGAATTGCCTGCCTGTATGGAAGATAACATGACATCCAGCGACGCCATAAGATCACGGATATCCTCCGGTCTGGATATAACCATCTCATCGCTGATCGCCTCGCTTATATCCACGCCCATGTCGGCAAGATCCATAGCTATGTCATACAGACGTCCGGAAACGTCCTTGATGTCCTTAAAATCATCCATATCGATTATCTCCCCAACCTTACCCCTTAGGGCTTTCATGTCCTTAGGCGTACTGATATACGGTATGGTGCTATTGGAGCATGAGTCGGTAATCGTATTCCCTTCCTGATCCCTAACCTCCATACGGGTCATATTACGATACGTGTCATACATCCGATCTGCGTAATCCTGATCCTCCTGATACCGGAGTGCCAAGGAAGGGTATGGGATGGAGGCGAAAGCCTGATCGAACTCCCGGCGGTCACTGATACCGCCTACCGCCCTCATGATCGTATCCCTTACCTCCATTGGATTCAAGGCTCTTCTCTTCCCTAACGAGTCATATGTATCCTCATATATCATATAATCATCACCAAGGCCTGACTCGGAGGATAGGAAATACATATCCTTCTCATTAAGATCCCCGTCAGACATAAAATCGACAACCCTCCTCATCATATCCCTTACCCGCTCATACGCCGATCTGTTGGTCATGATATTATCAATCTCATCGGCGTCATACATCCCGGATCGCTCAAGATTGTACCTATTGAGAAATATATCACCACCGGAGAGGAAATTGGATATGATCATATCATTAAGATCGTTGATATTATCGACTCCCAAGGAAGTAAGGGTGTTATTGATATCCTTAACCTCATCGGCCATGAAATTACCGACGAAATAGTTCTTCCGCTTGATAAAGGACATGACATCATCATACCTAGGTTCCCCGTTACTATCTAGGTCATATTCCGATGGCATGGACATCCAATCGCCAAAGAAAGACACGAAGTCGGGAGAGTAGGCCGTACCCCAGACCGATAAGGCCTGCTTCTGGTCGCCCAGCACCTCCATAGCCCTTTGGTATAACCCGGATGGTTGGTCGTTCGGGGCAAGGACATTATCTATCCCACCCTCCTTATTTTTTATAACATAACAAGATCGTCCCATTACTAAATCGTTTTGACACAAAGATAGAAAATCCCGCCTACTCTCACGAGCGGACGGGACACCAAAATAACAACATAATAACAAACCTTATGTTTCTCCGAAAAGTGCAAATCTTTTTGCTGATCCTCACGAACAGGCAAAAGCTCAATCCTAAATTATAAAAAATGGAGTTTATCGTTTAGCGAAAATATCTTTATCTGATCTACTCAGAACCCTGCCTTTCAATTCCAAGAACCTAGGCATCCATTCTTTAGATATCTTAGACACAATCCACTGAAATCCCTTAGGAGTCACATAGACAGTATTAGTGCCGTAGAACTCGTCATCATTACGATATCTGTAACGAGCATAACCGCTGTCTATCATCCTTTGGGAAAGCAACCACCTCTTACCTGTCTTAGCGAAGAACTTCTTATCCTCAAGCAATATTCGAAGATTCTTCTCCGCTATATCATATCCATGAGCCTCTAGCTTTTCCCGAACCTCTCTGATCAACATATCTGTCTCTTGGGCTATTTCGGCTGTCTTAGCAAACTCAACCATAGGAGCCTGTTCTTTAATGATATTATCGGATATCCTTTTGGCTTCCTCTGCCGCTTTCTTCGCCTCAGCTAACGCACGCTTCTCCTTTTCCGATTTAAGCAAAGCCTCTAATGCCTCTATATAATCAGATGGAAGCTCATTCTTTGATGGCATATTGTTAGATGGCATAGAATAGGAACCTGTTTTTCTAATAGAAGGAAGAACCTCCGATGTTACCCATCTTTTGAATTTCTTAGCAAACTCCTTCTTAGATGACATAATTAAAGTATACATACCAGACTCATTAATAATCTTTATCTGGCTAACATATTGATTGTGAATAGGGGTGGAATCGTAGGCCTCCCTATCTTCTGACAATCTCAGCATTTTACAATCCTCGTCATCTACCAACCTTCTTACAGCATCCCTAGGATCTGCATACCCTAAACATTTAGCTACATCATTACCGACAAACCATGGTTCATGTTTCTCATCCAACAATACTCTCACATCCCCAAAATCAGGATTCTCAAATAATTTTAAATTATCATCCATAATATAAAACAACGAGAGCCACCAGCGTCCGTTACCCCACTGATAGCTCTCATTTATCGCCTACGCCTAAGCGATATTAATATCTTCTTCTGGTCTAGCAACGGATAGACACCGAAAATATAGACACTTATTTTAAAACAACAAACAAATAGGAGATATTTTTACAAAAAACGTAATCAATCGTATTCCTCTGTCATATATAAAGCGTAATCATACCTATCCTCCATCATCATCACCACCTTCTTGATATCAGATAAGGTTAGTTTCTTTATCTCCATATTCCTACTATCCATCCTGACGAAAGAGTCCTTGAACTCCTGCTCGGTTATGGCATCCAACCTAAATAGATTGTATTTTATAAGTAACTGGGTTACGTCAAATATCAGGATATTAAGATCAATATTACCCTTCAACTCATTAAGAAGATCACGCATCATGGTTTTGATAGCATCAGTATCAAGCTCCAGCTTCTCGGCCTCTCTCATCAACCTCTTAATGATGCCATTGTACTCGATTATGATATTAGCATTATCATCATCGGTAGGCAGAAGAATATCCATCGTACATTCTATACCTACCTTATCACTAAGTCTTTTATTGAACTCCGTCATATAATCGAAAGCCTGATCCCTGCTTAAAGCGTATGTATGATCAAGCAACTGCTTTTGTCTGACATCGACAAAATAGTTACTGGTGTATAACATCATCAAGACCTTTACTCGCTGGATGCGTAGGTCTTGCATAATTTTCCGGTGTAAAAAAGCATCTAATTGCACGTTATTAAAATCATTTATTTTATTTATTAAATTCACATTCATATCACAAAATGTTTACTCTAACCGGGTTAAACGCCAACCCACTATCGATTATCCCACTTATGTAAGAATCACCGAATACTTTTCTTCCGATTCCAATAGCCCCGTTGATATCAGCGTTAATAAGCTTTCCTATAGAGCTTTGGAACAATCCACGTTTCTTTCTTTTGCCAAGATAAACATCATGCTTTCCCAACTTTTCAAAAGCCAGATGATCCACTTTGGAGGTATAGGATTCCTCGTGGACTTGAAGGATGATCCCAACTAATTTACATTTGTAGGAAATTTTGTCAATGAGTTTAGAGAACGGGATCTCTACGAACTTCTGGTTTATTCTCTTCCCTAGATTTATCCCATTCTTCCATCCTCTATTCAAACCCACAACAAGGTTTCCAATATTGTTTTCAATACAAATATTTACAATATATCTGCTAACCTTGTGAATCTTGTCATCTATCCAAAAATTCCTATAATTATTTAGCCGTCTAAGTCTCTTTGAAATTCCCTTATCGCCAATATATGACATCAACCTAGCTTTCCTCTTGTTGTACCACTGATTGAAGGACTTCATAATCTTGCCGTTTACAATGAAAGGCTTGATACCCACATTGCTTATACATGTACATAAATTATTCAATCCCAAATCAATCGAAAGAACATTATCCTTATCAAGATTTAAATTATGTTCCTTCTTCTCATAAATAACCTCAACCACATAGCATGTAGCTTGAGGGATTATCCTAACCTGACATAATTTGTTATCTCCTATGTTTG